TGATCCGACTTTTGATCCACTTTTTTGGGCCCTTTTTTGCTATAATGTATGAGTAAATTTAGGCCTATTTTTGCATGTTTTTTAGAGGTTTTTCATTGCTTAAAAAGTGGATCAAAAGTCGGATCAAAAGTCCCGGAACTTTGGTGATTTTGGTCTTTTCCCCAAGTTTTCCCCAAGTTTTTCTATAAATCCCCAAGTTGAATGTGGGGAAAATTAAAAAGCTTGTCAGGGGCAAATTTGGAAAAAAGGGGTCATTTTGGCCTGTTTTTGGCCTATTTTTGCTAAAATAAAGAGGTTTTCCCCAAAATCCCACGGTTTTTTCAGAAAACTTTTAAATATATTAATTAAGATTATATGTGTTTATTGTGGTATATTATGCATATTTATATATTGTATTAAATTATATATATATTATATTATTTTTTAATAATCTCGCGCGTACGGGAACTATAATATAAATATATAAAATTACCTAAATAAATAAGGTTTTTTAATCAATATATATAAAAAGTTTCTGAAAAAACGTGGGGATTGTGGGGAAAACATATTTATTAAAGTTTTTAGAGGTTTTCGAGGAATTTCTGATTTTTTGAGATTTTTGAGAAATCGGGTATATATCACAACCTTTTATTTTGGAGTGGATATTTTATATGAGTTCCAAACTGCACATAATTTTATATGCGAGGTTTGCGTCGGTTAGTGCTGGCATAATATTTACCTCCTTATAAATATATTTTTGAACTTCATAATACATAATCGAAAAGCAGATTTTTTACTCCCCTACATTACATTTTTTCATGATTTCTTGTCGAGCGGTTCGTCCAATAGTTTTCCAATCGACAACAACCCATATTCATTTTATGGACCTTTTCATATTTTCTACGTTACATTTTTGCTGTTAAGCGGTTAAAATAGGTTATGTAAAAAGTTATTAACTTGAGTCTGAACTTGCATATTTAAAATTGTGTGCGGTTTAGAATTCATATCGATATCCAATTGGGAATAGGATAAAATGTTGTGATTTTTACGATTTTTCGAGATTTCTAGAAACAAAATGGCTAGAATAGGCCTGAGAGGCTCATATTCGCGCTCTACGGCGTTTTAAGCATATAGTCGGTAAATAGTTCCACTTTGTGCTAAAATCGCTCTACGGGCCTGCTAGGGGCCTTAAATGACGTGCTGTAAAATGCACGATTTTTATTATTTTGAGGAGGGTTTTGCATTGGATTTCAAAAATGTCTTCGAAAATGAAGACGAAATCATGGACGATTTAAGTCAACTTTCTGATGAAGGACGAGAAATTATCCTCAAACATTATGGGGTAAAAAGACGTTCTGGTCGTTATCCTTGGGACCCATTATTGCATTTACCGAAGAACTATAAGTTCATCGAAGAGCGGGATGAGCTCAAAAAACGGGGTCTTTCCGACAACGAAATTGCAAAACAAATGGGACTTTCAACCACAACTTATCGCTCAAAAGTGACGATTGCCAAAGAGGAATTGAAGGAATATAATATGCAACGGATTGCAAAATTGCAGGCCGAAGGCAAAATTATAGACGATATTGCTAGGGAAATTGGTACTACTGGGCAGACCGTTCGCAACTATATTGACGAAATGAACAACCCAAATAAGTCATCTCGAGCTCAAAGAGTGCAGACTGAAGCGGTTGCAGACTCGTTAAAAGACGCTGTAAAACGGTCAAAATACGTGGATGTGGGTAAAGGAGTCGAGGTTCAGATGGGTATTTCCAAGGAAAAACTCAAAGCTGGACTAAATGCACTGGTCGAATCTGGTGATTATGAGGTCCATAGCCTCCGAATTGCTCAGGTTACAGACAAAAATAACTCCACTCCAGTCAAAGTATTGACAAAAGCGGGGGTTGAACGGAAAGATATCTATAAAAACATGGATAAAATCCGTCCTGTTGAGGAGTTTGCTATTGATGGGGATAGTAGAATGTTCCAACAAATGGAGCGTCCGAAGTCTATTGGCTGGGATCGTGTACATATTCGCTATGCAATCCCTGAAGGACAGCGTGGTCATGGTACAAATGATGACGGATCCACAATGGATGGAGCTATGTTCCTACGCCCTGGTGTAAAAGACCTTAATTTAGGTAAAGCATCTTATGCACAGGTCCGTATTGCTGTAGGTGATACACATTATCTTAAGGGTATGGCTTTATATGGTACCGAGGAAATGTTTAAAGACGTTCCAAAGGGTACTGATATTATATTCAATACCAATAAAACAAAAGATAAGGCACCTCAAGATGTATTGAAACCTTTGAAAAAGAACCCTGATGGTGGTGCACCTATTGATGGGCCTAACCCATTTGGTGCTACAGTAAAACGTCAGAATGTTCTTGTCGATTCTAAAGGAAATCCTGTATATAAAAAAGGGGTTACTGATAGACACGGTAATAAGGTTGCAGAAATTGGGTCTGTCAATATTGTAAATGAGGAAGGTGATTGGGCTAACTGGTCTAAGACGTTATCCTCACAATTCCTATCCAAACAACCTACAACTGTTGTACATGAACGTTTGAAGGCTACTCTAAAACAAATCGATGACGAGTATGATAGTATTCAGAAAGTAAATAACCCTGTAATTAGAAAACAATTATTGGATTCATTTTCATCTGATCTGGAATCTAAGCAGGTACATATGAAAGCGGCAGCTCCTAAAGGATTTCAGGGGCACGTTATCTTACCTGTTCCTGATATGAGGGAGAATGAAATCTACGCTCCTAATTATAAAAACGGGGAACGTGTTGTTCTTGTTCGATATCCTCATGGGGGTCGATTTGAAATGCCTGAGCTCACTGTAAATAATAACAGTGTCGCTCGTAAAATGATATCTAAGAACAGTCCTGATGCTGTGGGTATCCACCCTAAGGTCGCTGCTAAAATGTCAGGGGCTGACTTTGATGGGGATACAGCATATCTTATTCCTAATAATAAAGGGAAGTTTAAAACAGCTAACAGCTTAAAAGAGCTGGCTAACTTTGATCCTAATATGTATCAAGATAAGCCGGGAACATTTAAGCCTATCGAAAAGAAATACCAACAAACTTTGATGGGGGTCGTTTCTAACCTCATTACGGATATGACATTGCAAGGTGCACCAACGAGTGAGATTGCGCGTGCCGTAAAACACTCAATGGTCGTAATCGACGCAGAGAAACATAAGCTAAATTATAAGCGGTCTGCTGAAGAGAACGGTATCGATGCATTGATGAAGCGGTATATGACACACGTCGATAGAATTAAATACGGTGAGCTGGAAAGATATAATCCTAAGACTAGGAAAATTGATAGGGTAGTCGATCCAGATACACTTAAAAAAGATTTAAATCCGGATGCTAAATATACATCGGCCTCCACAATTATATCCCGCCATAAACAAACCGTTATAACTGACGGGTACCAGGTAGAAGTGCCGGATCCAAAATCAAGCACTGGCAAAACAAAAATAGTATGGCGAAATAAAAAAGAAACATATCTTGTGAATATGGTGGACGACGCTAATATATTCTTAGGGCCTAACGCTACAAAAACGGAGCATCATTACGCGGACTATGTAAATGAATTAAAGGCATATAAGAAACGGGTAGACGCTGAGTCAGCGGATATCAAGATGCCCGCCCGTGATCCTAAGGCTGCTAAGATCTATGCATCAGAAGTCTTGTCAATGAAAGAGAAAGTTAATCAAGTTAAGATTAATCGTATCAAAGAGAGACAAGCACAACGTATGGCTGAAGTATCAAGTAAAGCTGAGATTGCTCGACGATCTGAAGACGAAGTCTTGAAGAAGGATGACATCTCCCGGATCAAGCATCAAGCCCTGAACAAGGCTCGTGCCCAGCTTGGTACAGGCAGGAACCCTGTCACAATCACTGATGATGAATGGGATGCAGTACAAGCTAATGCTGTATCGGGTACGTTATTAAAAGAACTGGTATCCTTTATGGATGACGCCCAGCTTAAGACACTAGCTACACCACGTCCTAACAAAGTTATGACTGACGCTAGAAAGAACAAAGCCAAGGCGTTACTTGCAAATGGTTACACAATCTCTCAAGTTGCTGAAACTTTAGGGGTCAGTCCAACAACTATTGGGAAGATCAAGAACGAATAGTTTAGTGGGTTATCAAACCCTACTGTTCTTGTGTGCCTACCGCAAAGGGAATAGGTATAGCTATGGACTATGAACCTAGCCAATCCTATCTCTATCCTATAAAGAAAGGAGACTACTCATGTTAACTACCGAAGACAATCCATTCGATCCTTGGACTCAGTATGACCTTTGGCGTGAGTGGGACATTAGTCATGGTTACAATCTTGAGTCTTACATTGCAACACTAATGCCAATGCTCACTTCTGCATCGATAGAAGACTATGAACATGCTTGGTCAGTTGCTGTTTCTTCAATTCTGGAACAAAACATCTTTGGAAACTTGAAGCTTGTTCCTAAACCCGCTGATTATGAGGAGGACCTCACTTTCCTCGAAGACTCTGAAGATGATATAAAAATTTGATACCCCCGGGGGGTCTGATTACAGCCCTCCCTTTCTTTGCATCGGCGCTGGTATCAAAAATTCCCCCGTTGCGATTTTTTTCAAAATGGTTTTGGATTCTAACAGGCCGATATTAAGATCGGTTTCTGAGGCTATACGTGTTTGGCTCCTTTTCCGTATAGTCTTAGTCTATAGGTACCTTAGACAGGACTTTGGTTGCTTGTAAAACTAACTTAAAGTCGGTCTATTTGAGTCCAAAAGCACAAGAAAGGATTCGTCAACACTAACAAAGAAAGGAAAAGTCAAGTGGCAACTAGTAAAACTACATACAAAGTTGTGGCCCCTGCTGGAGTTTACATTCGACAGACACCACAACAGTCCGAAGACAATGTTGTTCGACTGGCAGATAATGGTGAACGCCTAATCGTTCTTGAAGTTGGCTCTGAATGGGTTAAAACTGAAGAAGGTTATGTGATGAACCGTCCATACATCATCGAGCCAGATACTACTAAACCTAAGAAACAAAAGGAAGAGGCTGAATAGTTATGACAAATGAAGTTGCTAATTATGATACTCCTCAACGGGCCTATAAACCTGCACGTTCGCCTGAACAGCGTGAAATGCAAATGATGGCACTTGCGATGGAGCTATCTGAAAAGCGTCTTCAGGAAGGAACTGCTTCGGCTTCGGAGATCGTATACTGGTTAAACCAAGCAAGTCCTAAAGCTCGTCTTGAGCGCAAACAACTTGAACTGCAAGCAGAGCTATTGCAAGCTCGTATCGATTTGATTCGTAGTGACCAACAAGCTGAACTTGACTTCAAGGAAGCGCACAAAGCGTTTCAAGGTTATGCTGGTAAACCATCTGATGTTATTGAGGGGACTTTCTATGAGCAATAGATTGTCCTACAAAGAAATGTCTAAACTCGAATCTTATACAGAGCGATTGGAGTATCTTAGACTTCGTGGTATTCAACACGAGGCTCCGAGAGACATCTCTAATCCTTTCTATAAATCAAGAGCCTGGCTTAACTGTCGAAACGAAATCATTCGTCGAGATCTTGGACAGGACCTTGGGGTAAGAGGACTTTATGTTGACGGTGTGATCACTGTTCACCATATGAATCCTTTAACTAGAGAAGACATTGAGAATCTGACCGAGAATTGTTTCGATCCTGACGGACTTATCACGGTCTCTGATTATACCCACAAACGAATCCACTACGATCAGAAGGAGTATCAAGAATGGGTGGAGCGTAAACCGGGTGATACAAAACTATGGTAAGGATGAAATGAATGAACACAATCTATGAAGACGTTCTCAACTTCGTCGGTGTATTACATGATTCCGATCCCGAGTCCAACAAAGTTGTTAAAACTCAGATAGGTTTGGCTATCGATACTGCCTTAGGTATTCTTGTACAAAACGGTATAGGACATACTTGTAGTGTTGTTACTAATCCCGATCTTACGTGGAGTGACTTTTTCTATGGACATATCGATGATCTGGATGAAGGTATAAAACGACGGCTTGATAATATGTCTTTTGCTAAGACGTTTGTCGGTATAAGTGTCATGATTTCTTATGACCCTCCGCAAGCATCGGTCCTTACGGCACTAAAAGAAGCTCGTGATGAAAATCTTACTCGAGCTCGTTGGGAGGTAGAATATGTCAACAAAGACATCCGATGACGTACTACTTCATTATGGTCGAAAGGGACAGAAGTGGTATCATCATATCTTTGGTTCCGTTCGCGGTAGTATAGGTGGTAGACATCGTAAATCTAGCAAACAAACGGCGGTTGCTAAGGCTGTTTCGAAGCGTAAAAAGAGTATACCAGTTGATGAGTATCAACGAGAGTTAGAAGTCATTAATCTTTATCGTCATAGAGATAAAGTATCGACTAAAGCTTTAAAAGCCAAAATTGCTAGAATTGAATCTGAACGTAAGCTTAAAGAGTTAGCAGAAGCTCCAGGTAAAGCTCGAGCAGAAGCGCTTAAAAAGAAACAACAGGCTCGACTTAAGTTTATTGGTAAAGCTATTTCTGCTGGTATTGATGTTTATAGTAAAGTGCCATCATCTGTTGCAACTCGAAAGATTGATAAGAGCAACAAAGATGCTGTCAAGAAAGCTATAGAAGAATTCAAAGTACGGCAGGCGTGGGCTAAGGCCTTTAAAGACGTACCTATTACTATGACGAACTTCACGCAATCTGTTAACATTCACGGTGTTGATGTTTATATACCTGAGAGTGTTCGGAAGACAAAAGATTTGCGTGCGGTTCTAACTAAAGACACAATGATTGGAGATAATTAAGATGGGTGAAATTATTAATGGCGTGTATGTACCGTCAAATGAAGATCTGCTATTACAATACGGTAAGAAAGGTATGAAGTGGAAGAAACGTAAAAACATGGTAGGTGATGCTGCTGAAGCTCTTACCGAAGATCTTGCGTATGCTGCTGATAAAAAAGCGATTGACGAACATGTTAAAGATGCTTTACGTGATAAGCAAACAGTTGATCGGAATATGGAAGATAATATCAAGAAGATCAAAAGTGGTGTTCGAAATGGTAAAACTTTAGATCCAGCTGAACAAAAATATCATGATGCTTATATGCGTAATGCAAAAGCTTCTACAAAAGTTGCTCAAATTCTTGAAGCACGTCGTAAACATGCTAAAGATATGGCGGCGGCACACGCCAAAGACGTTAAGAATAGACGTAAATAATATCTTTAAGGAAAAGGAGTAGCTAGTGGTATTTAGCAACACTGCGGTTCCTGTCGAGTACGGTAGATTTAGAGACGCTGTAATACGCGGTGAGATTCCTGTATGTCGCGAGGTCTCGATGCAGATGAACCGAATCGATGCGGATATCGCCAACCCAAATTATTATTACGATAGCGACGCTATCCAAGGGTTTATTGACTTCTGTGAGAATGAGATGACCCTGGTTGATGGCCGACCATTAACCCTATTACCTACTTTCCGACTTTGGGCTGAAGACCTACTAGCTTGGTTTGAGATCAAGGAAGAGAAGGTTTATGACCCGCAGACCGGAAAATTCAAAATAGTTAAACATAAGCGTAGACTTAGAAACAAACAATATCTGATTGTCGCTCGTGGTAATGCTAAGTCTCTATACGCAACCCTACACCATGCCTATGGTTTGGTAATTGACACGAACTCAACACAACAAGTAACAACCGCTCCTACTATGGCTCAGGCAGAGGAGGTGTTATACCCATTTGCTACAGCTATAACTAAAGCGGCCAGCTCGACTGAAGGATTCCCTTTGTTCAGAGTGCTTACTAAAGGCTCTAATAAAGCTCGTACTCAAAAGTCACAAGCTCAACTTGCTGTTACGAAAGACGGCATTGTTAACAAACTAACAAACTCCATACTACAGGTTAAACCTATGACTCGTAGTAAACTTCAAGGATCTCGTGCCAAGTATGCTAGTGTCGATGAGTGGCTATCTGGTGATATCAAAGAGGATATTATCGGTGCCCTTGAACAATCCGCTTCTAAAGACGGTATTGACGACTATATTATCTTAGCCGTATCCTCTGAAGGTACAGTTCGTGACTCGGTAGGGGATGCTATTAAGAAAGAGCTTCTTGATATCCTTCGTGGTCAATACTACGACCCGCATACCTCTATCTGGTATTATCGTTTAGATGACCTCGCAGAGGTGGCTAATCCCGACATGTGGATGAAGGCTTGTCCTAACATCGGTATTACAGTTTCTTATGAAGCTTATCAACGTGACGTTAGACGGGCGGAACACTCTCCTGCGAACAGGAACGATATCCTTGCTAAACGGTTTGGGATACCTGTGGAAGGGACGACATACTTCTTTACTTTCGAAGAAACTGAACTTCATCGAAGACAGAACTTCAGACGTATGGAAGTTTCTATGGGTATGGATGCTTCTCAAGGTGATGACTTCTGGGCGTTCACTTGGATCATACCTCTTGGTAGAGGTAGATACGGTGTACAAACAAGGTCATACGTTTCGGAAGTTAAATACCTACGTCTTAACTCCGCGGCACAACAAAAGTACGATCAGCTTCAAGCTGAAGGAACATTGATTATACTACCCGGTAACTATCTTGACTGGGAACAAGTATATGATGATGTTGAGCGTTACATCGACGAGATGGAATGGTCTGTTATCTCATTCGGATACGACCCATATAATGCTGCTGAGTTTGTTGATCGTTGGACTATGGAAAACGGAGACGTTGGTGTCGAAGTCGTACGACAAGGTGTTAGAACTGAGTCTGTTCCTCTAGGTGAAATTAAGAACATGGCGACATCTCGCGACCTTATTTTCTTCGAGGAACTTATGAAATACGCAATGGGTAATGCTGTTGTAATTCAAGACAATAACGGTAACTACAAACTTTCCAAAATGCGAAGCAATGAAAAGATCGATAACGTTGCCGCTTTGATGGATGCTTGGGTTGCCTATAAACGTAATAAGGAGGCATTCTTGTAGGATGGTAAATAACCCCTTAGGATCATGGAACGCATTCATGTCAACTCGCAACGGGCTTGACTATGATGAGTCATTAGTTTCCGGCTCTGGTTGGGGACGATCGACAAGTGCGCTTCGTGGTTACAATTTCAAACGTCAAGATTTGGTCAATAGTATTATCTCTATGATCGCTCTTGACGTCGCAATGGTCGACTTTAAACATTTAAAGATCAATGAAGAAGACGGTAATCAAACCCCTGTAGAGTCAGGTTTGATCGATTGCTTAACACTGTCTGCTAATATTGACCAAACTGGTCGTGCATTCATTTACGATTTGGCCTGGTCACTATTAGAAGAGGGTACTGTAGCGATTGTCCCCGTTGATACGACTACAAAACCGAATGATGAAGGATCCTATGATGTCCTATCTATGCGAGTAGGTAAGATCATGCAGTGGTATCCTCGAGCTGTTCGGGTTAGGGTCTATAATGATCAAAATGGTTTAGAACAAGACCTAACTTTATCTAAGCAATCTGTGGTTATCTTAGAATCTCCTTTGATTGGGTTACTTAAAGATCAGAACGCTACTCTTCGATTGATTGAGCAGAAGATGGATCTCATGTACGCCCAGGATAAGGCGATTGTGGCAGGTCGTTTGAATGGTTTCATTCAAGTACCATACGCTACTAAGAGTGAACATAGGCAGGCTTTAGCGCAAGACCGTAAAAAGAAACTCGAAGAAGAGCTAGCTAATAGTCAGTTCGGTATTGCTACCTTGGATGCGAATGAAAAATTCATTCATACTGGTGGTAATATCATGAACAACCTTGTTGACGACCTACGTAAGTTACAACAGGATTACTATAACCAAGTTGGTATCTCTTCTAAGATTCTTGACGGTACTGCAGGACAAGCCGAGCTTAATCTGTATTACCATCGTGCCGTAGACCCTGTTCTACAGACTATTGTCGATGGTCTTAACAGAACATTCTTAACCAAGACTGCTAGAACGCAAGGTCAGGTAATTCAGTATTATCGTGACCCATTCCGTATGTTGCCGGTTGAACAACTAGGTACTGCGGCAGATCTCTTTGCTCGGAATGCAATATTTACTTCGAATGAAATCCGTGCAATGCTAGGTCGAGCACCTCACCCAAGCCGTATCGCAGATATGCTCTTTAATAAGAACATCTCTACTGGTATGGACCTAATGGGTATTGGTGATCCTAATGGTACAACCCAGGGGTATCCTGAAATCTACAACGATGGCCAAGGTGGGTATGTCGATGCGGACGGAAATCCGGTAGATGAGTACGGACGTCTCTTGGATGTATAAATTTTTTATGGAGGTTTTCTAGTTGCAAAAGAAGGCTGATTTTGCTGGATGGGTAACTAAGAACGACATTCGATGTAGTGATGGTGTCACGATTCGTCATGATGCATTTCTACAAAGTGATGGCGCTCAAGTTCCTATCGTTTGGCAACATGATTACTCCAGTCCCTCAAACGTGTTGGGGTACATGAAACTTCAGCATCGTGACCAGGGTGTTTATGGGTATGGGTATCTAAATGATACAGAACATGCTCAAGACACTAGAGTCCTACTACAACATGGTGATTTGAACGCTATGTCTATTGGGGCTCGTGGTATCCGAAAGAACGGTAATGACGTAATTCATGGTGAAATCTATGAAGTAAGTCTAGTTCTCAAAGGTGCCAATCCTGGTGCGCTGATCGAACATGTTATGCTCCATAGCGCATACGGGACTGAAGAGTACGAAAGCGACCGTGCTACCATTCATACTGGTATCACGCAGGAACTCATTCATTCAGATACTGAAGATGAGTTAGAAGATAAAAAGGAGGGACACATGTCTCGTACATATGAGGAACTGTTAGAAGGTCTAACTGATGAAGAGGTTGAAACTCTCCTCGGTGGCGTTCTAGCTGATGTTGATGCCGCTTTGCAAGCTGAAGAAGCTGAAGAAGCAGAAGAAACTGAAAAAACTCAAAATGAGTTAGAAGTTAACGGTTTAGACGAAGAAGTCGCAACCGAAACTGTTGACGGAGCTACAGAAGACAATGAAGTCGCTGTAGAATCTGGTGCAGATGCTGGTGATACAGTATCACATTCTATTTTCGAAGGAGAAGAAGTTTTGAAACACAATCAATTCCAAGGGACTACTAATGCTGCTGTATCTGAAGCAGAATTGGATACTTTACTACAAAGCGCGATTCAAGGAAACGCAACTTCATTCGCAGGCGTACTTCGTGCTAACGACGTTCTAGGTGAAGACTCACTTCAACACGGTTTAGTAGGTATGGAAACATTGTTCCCACAACCTGCTACTAACGGTGGAATCAATGTCTACAACCCAGGCTCACTTAACATTGACAAGATCATGGGACAATTCGGTAAGTCTCCACTTCCTCGCGTTAAGAACATGTTTGCTAACCTTACAGAAGACGAAGCTCGCGCTCGTGGATACATCAAAGGTAACCAAACTCTTGACTCTATCGAAGAAGTATACTTCCGTGAAACTACTCCAGGATCTGTTCACCGTCGTGAAACAATCGATCATGATGATTTGATCGACTTGCAAGATGGTGGATTCGCTGCTGTTAACTTTATCCAACAAGTTCAAATGGCTAAGTTCAAAGAAGAAATCGTTAAAGCGGCTTTCTTGTCTGACGGACGTCCATTGACACTTTCTGACGGTAAACGTAACCCTGAAAAGATCAGCGAAAAACATATTCGCCCTATCATCAAAGATGATCCATTGTTCGTAATCAAAGTAACTGCTGCTTCATTTGAAACTGCTGTTGACGAAGTAATCAGCAAAGCGTTTCCTGCTTATCAAGGTTCTGGTAAACCATGTCTTTATATCAACCCATTTGACTTGGCTAAATTGAAGACTCTTAAAGACAAGAACGGTCGTTACTTGTATGCTCCATCTATGGATAACAACCAAGTACCAGGTAATGCAAACATTGCGGCATACTTCATGTGTGATGAAGTTGTTGAATACCGTGCACTTCCTCAAGGAACATTTATCATCGGTAACCTTGTAGACTATCAATTCGGTATGTCTAAGAACGGTGAAATCGCTACATTCGATAGCTTCGATATTGACTTCATGCAACATAAATACTTGATGCATGCTCGTATGTCTGGTGCTATCCGTACGCCTAAATCATTCATCGTCGTTACTGTAACAACTAAGGGTGAAGTTGAAGAAACTGCTGTTAACTTCGATTCTACTGGTCTTAAGACTAAACCAACTTGGACTGTTCAAACAGACCCAACTGAATTCAAAGGTGTAGGCGCTAAAGCTGTAGATTATGACGCTGCAGTTAACGGAGTTGTTATGACTGAGGAAGAAAAGAAACTCGGTGATGTTGAAACATCTCCAAAGCAAAAGAAACTTAAAAAAGATGAATAGTCTTTGAAAGTTAGGAAGGTAACGAAATGACAAAAGCTGGAATTAGACTTATCTTCCGTTCCAAAGAGACAGAAGAAGTTGAAATTGGGGATCATCGTTATACCTATACGGTATCCCCTTTGTTAATTGCTAGAATATCTACTAAATCATTTATGATTGAGGATAGTGACTCAGTTAACCAGAATACTAAGTCAAAACTTAAGTTTGATGTTCTTTTGCCTAATGATGCATCTGACCGAGTGAATAGAATTAGCCATATTCTTTATATGGGTTCGTTCTATAAAGTAGGGACGATTAGACCTTACCCTCCTCGGGTTGCGTTAACAGTAGAAGACCTCGAATTGTCAGAGCTTAAGTCAGAGTTAGAACAGCGAGTGAATGAAACTTCTCGAAAATCTCAAAATGAATTAAAAATTGACGCATTTGATCATTTAGGTGTGTTGATGACCCCGCCAGAAGAAACTAGTGAGCTTCAAAAGAATTCATTGGTTCTGAAAGATGGAATTATTCAGGTCTGGGATGGAACGAAGTATACCGATCTTGTTAAGACTCTATCAACTACAGTTGCCGAACATACAGAAGAGCAATTATAATTGTATAATTCAAATGTGAGGTAATGAACTATGGGGTTTAAGACAAGAAAGGAATTTCTCGAAGTTCTAAAGCGAGAGATCTGTCCAAATATTTATTTCACTCCTCCCGATGATGTTACACTTAAGTTTCCAGCTTGCGTTGTTACTAGGGAAGACTTTGATGTTCGTAAGGCAAATAACAAGCCGTATATGTCTAACATGGGGTATAAGGTGGTTTATATGTCTAAGAACGAGTCGGATGAAATATTTATGAAGATCTCGAATACGTTTATGTATTCTGCTTTTAGATCTGAGTATAAGGTTAACGGATTATATCACAAGGTCTTTGTGATTTATGTTTAGAAAGGAATGTCGATTTGGCTACAGTAGAAGAGGTTGTTAATTATGCCCGTTCTTTAGCGGATCAAGGGGTAGGTACTGATGCTGATGGTTCTTATGGAACTCAATGCGTAGACTTACCAAATAGTATTTCTCAAATTTACTTCGGTAAGATTCTATGGGGTAATGCTATTGCCCTATTGGATTCTGCGGCAAGTTTGGGGTATGAAGTTGTATACGATGCTGTGGGAGTAAATCCTAGAGCGGGTGCGATCTTTGTTATGGATACCACTTATCTGTATGGTCACCCTTATGGCCACACAGGTATTGTTATTGAGGATTCAGATGGTTACACAATCAAAACTATCGAGCAAAACATTGACGGCAATGCTGATTCATTATACGTTGGTGGTCCAGCACGATACAATGAACGTAACTTTGATGGTATTGTAGGATGGTTCTATCCTCCATATACTGGTCTTCCTCAAGGAGATCCTGTCATCACACCTCAACCAGAGACTCCTGCAGACGAGGTTGTTGTAAACGAAGAAACTGCGAAATTTACAGTAATGGTAGCTGGACTTAATGTCCGTACTGAGCCACATGTTACTGCTGAGATCGTAGAAGTTTACACACCTGGACAAACATTCATTTACGATCAGTGGATGGATGCTGACGGATATCGTTGGTTGTCTTACATCGGTGCAACTAGTGGTAAGCGACGTTATGTTGCTTGTGGTAATGTTGAGAACGGTGAACGCATCAATGCGTTTGGCGAATTCTCAGAAGCTTAATATTTGGAGGAAATTTTAAATGACAAAATTGGTTTGGGATCAGGATACTAAACGTTTATACGAATACGGTGTTGACAACGGTGTTCTTTTCCTTAAGAAAAGTGATGGTAGCTACGAAAAAGGTGTTGCTTGGGACGGTTTGACTAAAGTCTCAGAATCACCAGAAGGTGCAGAATCTACTGCTAAATACGCTAACAACAAGAAATACCTTAACTTGCGCTCAGACGAACGCTTCAAAGGTCAAATCTCAGCCTACACTTATCCACAAGAATGGAATAAATGTCAAGGTAAACGTAGCCCTATTACTAACGGAGTTGGTGGTAAGAAAGAACTCGCTGGTGTGACTGTTTCTGGTCAAGCTCGTTCTGACTTCGGTCTTTCATACCGTACTGGTATCGGTAACGATACTGAAGGTTTGGACCATGGCTACATTCTTCACCTTGTTTACTCAGCATCTGCTGGTGTATCAAGTAAAGAATACCAAACTGTAAATGAAAGCCCAGATGCTCTTGAGTTCTCTTGGGACTTTGATACAGTACCAACACCAGTACCAGGAATGAAACCAACTGCGCACGTTGAAATCAACAGCACTTTGGTTGACAAAGACAAACTTGCTGATCTTGAGAAGAAAATTTATGGTTCTACTGATTCTGAACCAACTCTTCCAACACCAGAAGAAGTGTTCACCACTCTCGGTCTTGTCGCTGGGTAATTAGAATTTAATGACGTGGGATAGGGGTTGGACAACTAAGGTTCGTGTTGGCGTCAAAAAATTCAAAATGAAATATAAATCTACATTAAAGGAGTATAGAGATGATTTCTAAAACAGTAACTTATAACAACTTACTCACTGGGGAACCAGTAACAGAGGAACTTTGGTTCCACTTACGTAAAGACGAAATTATTCGTATCATGGGTCGTGCTAAAAAGGATTGGGACGACTATATCAAAGAAATGATGAGCCGTGAAGATGTCGATGAGATCTTCGACTTTGTTGAATCTATTCTTAAGATGGCTTACGGTAAACGTTCTGAAGATGGTCGTACTTTCCGTAAAGACAAGAAACTTCAAGAAGACTTTGCTAACTCTGAAGCATACTCTGAACTATTCATTGATATGATTACAGACGCAGTATCTGCAGATGGTAAAGAAACTTCTAAGTTCTTTAGCGCCCTTGTAGGTGATCCAAACAAAGGAACTGTTCCGGAATCAGTTTCTAAACTCAAGAAATAAGATAATTGAGGGGTAAATTTACACCCCTCTTTTATTTTTATTTGATAGCGAGGTATATATGTTAGTTATTGATACACCCGATCGGGAATATTATAATGAGGACACGTATCAATTCATAACTATACCAGGTCGCCGTTTACATTTCGAGCATAGTTTAAAAACTGTTGCGGAGTGGGAGACATTATATCGCAAGCCTTTTTTAACTCGAGAGGAAAAGACCACTGCTGAGCTCTTTGACTATTTCTTAATAATGTGTCAAGAGGATATAAGCTACTCGGATTTAACGCCAGATGTAATTGAACAGATTTCGTTATACCTGGAGGATAAACCAACAGCTACAGTTATCAATCCAGTGGAGAAACCAAGTAACAATGGAATGGTTATGACGTCAGAGGTTATATATGCGTATATGGCTAATGCGAGAGTTCCATTCGAATGCGATACTTGGAACATTCATAGACTCTTAACCCTTTTAGGCGTCATCGGTGAATTCAATGCACCTAAGAAGAAGAAGACTACGAGTCAAATATTGGATGACTATGATCGTATTAACAATGAACGGCAAGAGAAAATTCGTAAGATGCGAGAGGAGCGTGAACGAAATGCGAATAAAGGTGCAGACAATTAAGAAGAAAACTGGGTTGTCTACAATGGCTAAGAAAGCCGAAAACATGGATTCAGTTCGACATGCTTTACAATCTCGTGGACGGAGTGGATTGAGTCGGCTGATTTCTGCTACTCCTAAACGATCAGGGTCAACAGCTTCATCTTGGGGTATGGAGGTTGAAAAATCTCAAAATGGTTTAAGTTTATACTATTCCAACTCTAAGAAGATTAAAGATGGTACTCCTCTTGTTGTGCTTATTGTTAACGGCCACGGTACTGGTACTGGTGGATATGTTCCTGCTAATAACTTTGTTACTCCTATTGTAGATTCTATTGCAGATGAGATATTGAGGGAGGTGGAAAAAGTAATTGAGTAGACAAATAATTGAAGAACGTCTTATTAAGCTCGGTATTGATAATGAACAGTTCAAGACAGGTCTTAAAGAGTCCTTATCGTCTCTTGAAGACTTAGATAAATCTCTTGCAAAAGTTGATGGTAAATCTAGCTTTGCAAATACCGAGAAAGCCACTAAATCTCTAGGTCGTTCCCTTACCGAATTAATGGGCTCTGCCCCTAAACTAGGGGATATGTATATGGGCGCCTTTAATAAAATCGGATCTGCTGTTGGTAGTGCGACAGGAACCTTTAGTAAATTTGCATCTGGTGTCTTAAACTTTGTTTCTCCTATAACGTTAGGTGGTAAGCAAGCATCTGAGGCTATTCAATCCATTGATACCCAAGTTCAACAGACCAGTGGTAAATTTAGCATGCTACAATCGGTAGCATCTATTGCCTTGGGTAATATTGCGGCTAATGCTACAATGGCTGGCTTGTCTATGGCAAAGAACTTTGCGGGTAAGATACTTCACACAATCGCTCCGCTTAAAGCCGGTTTCGGTCAGTTTGAGGACAAGGTCAACTCAGTAAACATGTTGGTTGCTGCATTGGGTAAATCTGAAATGGGTCACATTACTGGATCCCTTGATGAGTTGCAAAAGTATGCAGAAACAACCAAATACTCAGTTAAACAAATGCATAACTCGCTTGCTCAGTTCGTAAATGCCGGGGTGGGTCTAGATGACGCAACTACCGCATTGAAAGGTTGGGGTAACCTGGCCGCTTCTGCTGGTGCAAGTACAGATGGATTTAACCGTTCACTCCAATTCGGGGTACAACAAGCATTACAAATGGGTATGATGAATACTCAGAACTGGATGTCTGTTGAAAATGCCGGTATGGCAACTAAACGGTTTAAAGATATCTTGGTTGAAACCGCTAAGGCTTTAGGACAAAACGTTGACTTATCTGAAGGATTCCGGGGGTCTCTTAAAGACGGCTGGTTGACTAACGAGGTCTTAATCAAATCCCTTGAACAGCTTGCTAACGATGAAACTTTGAAGAAGATGGCTTCTGACTTCCACACCTTTGGTGAAGCGGCAGAGGCTGTTGCGGACCAAGTAACATCTGGCTGGGCTCGTGTATGGGAAACCTTATTTGGTCAAGCAGGTAGTGATGAGCTTACTGCGTTCTGGACTAAATGGGGTAATGCTGCCGCCAATGCTTTGAGCGCAACTGCTGACAAGGCTAATGAGTTTGCGAAAGCATTCGTGTCTTTAGGTGGACGTGATAAAATAATGGGGCTTATGGATTCGGTATTTGGATCTATTGGTGGAGTCTTTAAATCTATTGGTGGCGCTTTTACCCATGTATTTGGTGGAAACGTAAGTACTGTAGTTGGGCAAAAGCTAGTCGATATTATTGGAAAGCTTTCTGAGAAATTGAGACTAGGAAGCGCTGAACTTCATGCATTCCAACACATCTTTATCGCAGTCTTCCAAGGCCTTAAATGGATCGGTACTGAAGTAGGCGCTAAGATGAAACTCATCGCAACGCTTATTCCAAACCATATGATTAAGGACTTTATTCTGATCGTTGGTATGATAGCGAAAGCTCTATGGACGACTATCCGTGCGTTCGAAGTATTTATTAGTAAACTAATAAACTTCAGCAAGATCGGTAAAGTATTTAGTTTCGTAGGAAATGCTATTAATAAGTTCTGGGATGCAGTACATAACGGCTTAGCCAACTTCTCTGAGAAGTGGTCTGCCGCATTTGATAAGCTTCCTGGTGGCGTTGCAAAAGTCATGGATTGGCTTAAGAAATTCTGGGAAGTAATTAAATTGCTAACTCCGGCTATTGGACACCTTAAGCAAGAATTACATGGATTCTTCTCTAAGATTGCTAATCCATTTAAGACTTTAGGTCACGCTCTTGGTGATAACGGTAAGAAGTTTAATGAGTGGTCATTCTGGGTAGGTAATGCTGTACAGCGATTCCCTATCTTTGGTAAAGCTCTAGGTAAGTTCATTGTAGGATTCTCGCATTTCAATGATGCAACTGGACGCATGGACTCTTGGGCTGGTCAGTTTGGTCATAAACTAAGAACACACCTTTCTGGTTTCTACAACAGTCTACGTAACAACTATAGACGGACTATCACAAGTCATAGAACGTTCTGGAATAGCCTTAATGGGGCTATGGACCAAGTTCTTAATCGCCAGATTACAACCTGGAAGCAGTTCCGTGAAGCTGTTAAGTGGGAATATTTGATTCCGCCTGGCGTTCGCGACATGTTTAAGAACTTTAAGTTCTCTATGCCTGATATGTCAGGGCTTAAAAAAGGTTTCGCGGCCTTTGCGTCTAATCCGTTTGGCGCAATCAAGAGCGGTACTCAAGGACTTTCAAAATGGTTAGAAAATTCTACATTTTCTCTTAAGACCTTTGGAGATATTGTTCGTAAGCACTGGCCTACTCTCGGAGAGTACGCTGATAAATTAGACAAAGTAAAATTCTCATTGTCTTTCCTTAAACCAGTCGTAGATAGTGTAGGTAAGGCATTTGAATGGTTTAATTCTAAGATCTCGAAGATTAGCTTTGGTAAGATTAACTTTGGCGGTGCTGGTAAAGTCTTTAGTGACGCTGGCAAAGCTCTTACTGCGAACTTCTCCGAAGGTATTGTTCCTGGTATTGTCAAATCTATTGACGGATTCCGTAAGTGGGTTGGCGAGCTGGGTGCAGTTAAATCTATCTTTGGTGGCCTAGGATTAGGGGCAGGCGTTATCGGCGAAACCTTTAATACCATTCGTAAAGAAATGGGCAAATCTAAGATTGACTTCAGTAACTTTAAGACAACCCTAGAAACATTTAAGGGTTGGTTCCATGGTTTCTGGCATGGCTTAGCTAATGTCGTATCAGGTGATACTTTCTCTAAAATCGGAGCAGGTATTAAGAATGGATTTAGTACAGCAATGAGCTGGATCTCTAGTACATTTGGACCTTGGTTTAAAGGCTTCTTCTCTAGCCTACCATCTAGTGTTCAGCATACCTTAACTGGTTTATGGGATCTAATTAAACAATTCGCCTCATCAATCGGCTCAGGTTTCAAAGATACCAATCTCTCATTTAAGAACTTTGGAGAGGTTGTCGATTCTGTAAGTAAGGGTGTTAAGAAAGCCCTTGAAGAGATTGGGAAAGTCCTTAAGAAGATTTGGGAAGGCTTTAAAGATCTATTCAAAGTTACTGGTGTATCCGCCGATGAACTTACAGAGGCTGACTTCGGAGATCGTAAGATGAAAGAAGCCGAAGCCGGAATGAACCGTTTGGGCGATAGTGTAGACCGTGTCCATGAAAAGAGTAAAGGTGTCTTTGCAAGTATCGGGGATATGGCCAAACTTCTTGGTGAGACATTCAGTGCTGTATTAGCTCCTTTCAACAAGGCAGATTCTGCGGCAGTTGGTAAGATCCTTACATTAGCCGCTGCAATTATTGTGCTTTGGAATACTCGTAAGAAGGTACTCGGTATTAAAGACATGTTCCGGGAATTCGGTAAAGGTATTTTCGAAGGGGCTAATTCCGTAACTGGATCTCTTACAAATATGTTTAAAGCTATTAGCGGACACTTTAAAGCCAAAGCCAAATTCCAAAACATTAAATCCTTTGCATTAGCTATTGCTACTTTGACAGGTTCATTATTGGTACTATCAATGATTCCTGCAGATAAACTTCAACGTGGTGTCCTTGGACTGGTAGCAGTTCTTGGTGCATTTGAGGTATTCTACTTGTCACTTTCGATGACAACTAAGAAATTTGATCCAAGCAAGGTGCAAAGTGCAAAAGATATGATGCTTGGTATGCTTGGTGTGGCAGGGTCTATTCTTATGATCTCAGGCTCTGTTATGTTGCTAGGTCGTATGGATACTGAGTCTCTTAAGAAAGGTCTTCTTTCTGCAGGGGCGATCCTTGTAGCAATGGGTGGCTTGATGGCTATAATGGCCCATATGCAACGAAATGCTAAAGGGTTTGATGGCGGTTCTGCTAAAATCTCTATTGGTATTCTAACCTTTATCGGTTTAGCTTATTCAATTAAGAAAGTTGCCAAGGTAGTTAAAGATATCGGTACTTTGGATGCAGATTCTCTTAAGAAAGGGCTTGCCTCTATAGGTGTTATCATGGTAGGTATAATGGGGGTTCTTTATATGGCTAAGAACCTTAAGGATGTTAAGACTTCATCAGTTCTTACATTCATTACCATGGCTAAAGCCGTTGCGGGTATCTCCAAAGCAGTAAGCGAGTTAGGATCTCTTGATACTGACGTCCTTATTAAAGGTGGTACGGCAGTTAGTATTATGCTTGCTGTTATTGGTGGTATTGCATTAGCATTTAGTAAATTGGATAACACTAAGCAATCGTTTACTAAGAACGCTCTTGTTATGTTCGGTGGTATTGCCGGAATGTTGTATATGATGCGTAGCTTAGCGCAGAATATTGGCTCTATGAAGAACCCGGATGCTATTGTCCAAGCTCTTGGTGCTATGGCTGTGGTTACAGCAGCCTTCGGTGCTCTAGCTATGGTTCTTCAAAAGAACAACATTGCAGATAAAGGAATAAACGAAGGTATCAAGAACTTAGCGGTTCTCTCAGGTTCCGTCCTGGTTGCTTCTGCCGGTCTTCTTCTTCTAAGTAAGATGGAAGGTAGCTTCCTTAAAACCGTTGGTGCCTGTCTTGCTCTTGTTGGTGTGGTTTATGCCTTTGTTAAAATTGGACAAGCCGCTCAGAACATCAAAAAAGAAGGTATTATAGGTCTCGCCGCAACTGTCGGGGCATTGATGGTTTCGGTATATGCTCTGAAAGAGTTGACTACTATACCTGTGGATCATATTCTAACTCAAGCACTTGTTCTAGTTGGAGTTGTTGGTGCAATCGCTACTATCGGTGGTTTACTTGGTAAGGTTGGAGGTTTTGAAGCAATCGCTGGACTTACCGCACTTGGCACATCTCTTCTTATGATTGGTGGTGCTATCGGTATCGCATCTGCTGGTATCGGCTACTTCTTGCAAGGAATTGCTTCTGTTATAGACGCTATTACTCGACTTATTGACACCGTATCAAGACTTGGTAAAGAGGGTGGCGAAAACTTCCGTAAGTTCTTTGCTGAGGCATCTAAGTCATCTGGCGATATCGCTGAAGTTGTCGCTGGTATGGCAGAAGGTATGGTTGTCGGTATGGTCCGCGGTATTAGTGGTAATATCGGTAAGTTTATTGAAATTGGTGTTCAACTAATTAAAGGCATTATCATTGGTCTAGGTCAAGCGGCTGGTGATATTGCTAATGCCCTTATTGAGATCGTAGCGAATGCTGTTGAAGGACTGATTAATCGAATTCCGCAATTTGTTATTAATATCACGGATGCCTTACTACGGGGTATTCAACAGATCGCTCAATGGTTCCGTAATAACCGTAATGTTATTGCAGTGGCTATCCTTGAGATGTTCGAAGCAATGTCTGAGGTTATTATTGAGGCGGTTTCATCTCTTATCGGTATGATCTTGGATCTTCTAAGTAATATTCCTTTGATTGGTGGTATGTTTGAAGACGCCAAGAAGGGTATGGAAGACATGGTCGAGGGTTGGCTAAATATGCAACGTAAGGCCGTGGATAGCGCTAAGAAGTATGCTGAGATTGTTACTACCGAAGGTATTACCAAAGCCATTGAAACAATGGATAAACTCGGTCCTGCTGAGATGGCCGCGGCTATGCGCTTTGCTGGAAATGCAAAAGATGGGCTTGAATACTTCAAAATTATCTGTTCGCAATTAGGTATCCAAGGGGCAGACGAGTTCATTAATGGTCTTAAGAATAAGACTATTGATGCTACTGCCGCTGGTCAGCTCTTCGCTAAGATGGTCGAGATGGGTATGTCTGAAGCGCAAGTCAAACAGATCGCTGAGAAGGCGGGGTATGATTATGCTAATGGTATACTTACCGCTAAGCCTGAAGTTAAGACCAATTCGGAAGATATCAAGAAGACCCTTGAACAAGGACTTGGTGGCGACGGTAGCTTTGACTTAGGTTTACTTAATGGCGCATTCAACATGTTGAATGAACACCTTGGCGGTAAGCTTGATATGACTAAGGCTATGGCCTCACTTAAATCTGGACAGATCCCTCAAGAGATGCTCCAGAAAATGGCGGAGGGTGATTTCTCAGGCATGTCCATGGAACAAATGCAACAGTATTTGTCTGGATTTGATGGTACTGCAGAAGCCGCAGGTCAGAGAGCACAAGAGGTTAAAGCCGCTGTAGAAACAGGTCTTTCTGGCAATGGTAATTTCGATGTTAGTCTCGTAACCCAAGCATTTACGAACTTGGATACATATTTAGGCGGACGTTTGGATACTACTCTTGCACTGGCCGCGCTTAAATCTGGCGCCATTCCACCTGCAATGCTTGATCAATTAGCTAAGGGTGATTTCTCTCAAGCTTCACAAGCACATATGGATCAATACCTTAAGCCTATTGAACAGACTCCTCCTAAAGTAGAGGATCATATCGGTCAGATTAAATCGTCTGCTCTAACTTCAATTGATAATATGTATCAAGAGACCAATTCTAAGATACAAATTAGTCAAGCGGAAGCGAATAAATTAATGTCTGACTATGAGTCTGGTAAAGTTATGACTCAACAAGAACTTAATAAAGTGGGTCAGATTATTATGGCATCTCGTGGTAATATTAATAATTCTGCAAAAGAAGTTGCTAATAGTGCCAATGAGGGACTGAAAACAGTTGATGGTAAGCCTGCTGGTTATAAAGCGATAAACGATTTCTCTACTGTTATAAATAGTGGAACTGGTAAAGCAAACGGTGCTGGTGCTAATGTTGCGAGAGCGGCTGGGGAAGGTATGAAGTATGATGCCTCAGGATCTGGTGCTGCTATTTCCGAATCCTTTGCGGGAGGTATTGCTAGTTCCCGTGCGATGGCTGCAGTACAAGGGGCAGTTGGTCGTATTATGGGTGCTGTACAAAGACTATTTCCACACTCTCCAGCGAAGGAAGGACCTTTCTCTGGTGAAGGTTGGCGTCAAGTAGCGAAATCTGGTCGAGCTATTGTTGTAGAATTCGCTTCAGGTTTAGGTTCTACAGGATCCTTTAACGCTGTTAACAACAGTATGAGCAAGGTTCAACAATACATTCAAGACGCCCTCGGCGAAACATCGGAATACCTTGATGATAACATGGAACTTTCTCCTGTAATCACTCCTGTCTTGGATATGTCTAATGTTGATGGTTATACATGGAATGGATCTGGTTATCTTGGACTCACTGGTGCAAATATTAATTATTCGTCGCTTAATCCTACAAGCCGTAGTATTGCTTCTAATCGTTATTCTATTGACGAAGTGGTACGGGGACTAAATAATGTAGACCAAAAATTGGCGACTCTTACTGAGAACTCTGCTATTGGGAACGACCTCCTTGCTCAAGGACAAGTTAACCCAATTTACTTGGATAAAGATCTTGTAAACCGTGCGTTGGCGCCAGGTATGGCAGATGCGCAACGGACTTACAGTGATCGATTAAATATGTTAGATGGAGTGTTACCACGATTATGAGAGATGAATCATACTTCTCTATAATCTTTGGTGAAGGAACTGATGCTGTTGATATCGGTAAACTCCTCGATGCTGTAACTAAAGTTGAACGTAATGCTGGTGCTGGTCAGGAACATACATATTCTGCCGGCACTGGCCGTTTTGGTAAGACATGGGTTTCTGGTAGAAGAAGCTCTTATGATATTACCATTGAAGGACAAAAGACAGGGAGCCCTGCTGAGCTATTATCGCTTCGTACGAAACTGGCTCGGGCTCTTGATTGTCCTGATGGGCCAAAGAAATTACAGTTTGATGATCAGGATGGTAAATATTACCTTGCTGTTACATCAGGTCAACCTAAGTTCACTGAGGATTTACAAAAGAGTCAGGCTACGGTGTCTATTTCATTTGAAGTTCCGGATGGTTTATTACATTCCGAGCTTACAAAGGTACTGACATCGAAGACTAACTCTCCAGACATTGGTTCTCTTACTAAAGAGGGGAATATTGTCAAAATGACTTTAAATAATGCAGGAAGTGCACCCGCATATCCTCGCATTAGAATTAAGAACGCTGGAACTAACGGTTGGATTGGTATTGTTAATAAAAACGGTGTGATGGAAATTGGTACAAGCTCCTCAGGAAGAGATGGCGCTGTAACCGCTTCTGGATCATATGACCAATCACAACTACTGCTTAACTTAACACCAAACGACTCGGCTGGATGGCGTAAAGGGGTGAATATCGGAGGCAAACTTAGCTCACAATCTCCTTTAACCGTAGCTAGTCACGCTGAGATAAGTGACCTAACACTTGATTGGGCACCACGAGATGAAGGTAGCGTAGGTTATCCCTGTCCTGGATTACACTGGACTCGTTCCGGGTCTAAGGGTATTGGTCAAGACTGGGGATGCGCTGTTTATGAGTATACTCTACCTGCGGATAAGAACAACGTTAAAGGTGCTAAGAACTTCCGTTGTGACTTTAACTTAAAACTTTGGGCATCTAAGATTGGGCAAACGGGGCTGTTAGCAATTATGTTTATGGACGATAACGACCGACTTATATGTGCCTACAGCTTGGATAAATATACTACTGATAGCGATAAGGTTGTACAAGTCTTCACTACAACCGATATTCACAAGCTTCCTCGTGAAGAGAATGAATTCGGATCTAATAACAACGAGCCAGGTCAACAACGACCAAACCCTGCTTTCAACAGTAGAACAGGTAATGCTTATGTTATTAAGGACGGTCCAAAGTTCACATATGGCTATAACGGTATTCCTAAGACTATCGTTGATGCTACCAAGGAGAACTTAGAATGTACTAAGATCTGGGTTCTTTATGGTAGAGCACGGAGCGAGAGACCAGGTACTGGTCATTTGGATACCTTATGCGTACAATCCCTTAAGTTCCAGAAGACCAATGTCCAACGCTATGACCTTGTTCCTAACAAGTATAACGCTGGTAGTGAACTTGTGGTTGATATGTATGAAGGTAAAATCTCATACATCTCTGATCCAGAGGCATCTAGCCAAGGTGTCGGTGCTGAAGGAGATCTAGCAAACGGATCTCGCTACTTTGCAATACCTCCCGGGGAGTCGCAACTTGAAATTCATTCTTCCGGATTCGTTACAACAGCCCCTGAGGTTATTGTAGAGTGGGAAGAAGCATGGCTATAAGAAAGGAGGCCGAAACTTCAAAATGAATGTAAAACCTGCATGGCAGTTAGCAGTTCATGACAACGCAATGAATATTGTTGACCATATTAACAACGATGTTCCGGGTTCTCTGAAATATTACGATGAAGAGTTCCATCAATACTGCGGTAAGGGTTCGGCTACCTTTACTTTTACTGTCGACAAATATTCAAATGGCGTTCTAAATGAACGTATAGCCAACCTCACTACAGAGTCCTATATTTCTTTCCATGAAGATGATATTGACTACGTGTTTAACGTAATGACTCGTAGAGAAACCGACTATACTATCACCTTGGAATGCGTTACAACTAACTTAGAGTTACTTAATGAGAAGGTTGTTGCTTATGAGAGTAAGGATGCTAAATCATTCTTAGAATATATCGAAGCTATGCAACTCTTTAAATTTACTCGTATTGAATTGGGTATTTGCGAAATTCGTAATACCAAACAGACGCTTAAGTTTGAGTCTGACGATGATACATGTCTGGCTCGGATCCTTAAACTTGTCGAAGCGTTTGATGGTGAGATGGAGATTATAACCAAACTTACCGATGGTGGCCAGATTGATAAGTATATTCTTAATGTTTATAAATCTCGCAATGTCGCAAAAGATAATGAACCTGGTTTAGGACGAGTTCGTACCGATATTCGGTTACAGATGGGTCGAGACGTCGCTTCTGTTATTAAGAAAGAAGATAAGACTAATCTATTCTCTGCTATCCGTATGCGGAATAAAGATGGTGCATATATCACCTTCCCTAACTCTCGTGAGATCAAAGCGGCGGATGGTACACACGTTGAGATGTACTGTAACCGGGGGTCTCATACAATTTATGCTCCTATCTCAGCTAAGCTATATCCGTCTGTAAACAAGCGTGATAACTGTGACCCGTGGATTGTGCGTGATGTGAAAACTGAGTTTACTAACGCAGATGAGGCATGGGCTTACGGGGTTAAGATGCTACGTAACTACATGTATCCTATAACTACATGGGAAATCAGTCTTAACTCTGCTATGGTTCTACAACGTTATGACATCAAGATTGGTGATGTAATCTTCATGACCGATGAGAACTTCGTCGGCGGATTGCTTATTCGAGCTCGTGTCGTTGAGATGGTGCGCTGTTCTACAGATCATAGTAAGACTAAGCTTACGTTGTCTAACGTCGTTGCTATTCGACCAACTAACAACTCAACGTTGATGAATACAATGTCACGGATGATCAATGATGCTCAACCTTTCAAAATGACTGTAAAAACTACAGGCCCTACGATGTTTCGTGAGCTGACAGATAGCTGTGAGCTTATTCCTACTTTATATAAGGGCAAATCTGAAGTTACAGATGTTGATTTCAGTTACTTCATTGACAACAACCTTGCGGGTAGTGGAACTAGGTTCCGGGCATCAAGATCTAATATTGGTACTAGTGGTAACGCGCTTATTACTATTCAGGCTTGGGTTCAAGGTCAGATGGTCGAGTTCCAAGATGTAACAATCGCTACTGTTAATGACGGCGTCTCTCCTGTACTTACAGTGATTGAGTCTAGTAACGGCGACGTGTTTAAGAATGGTATTATCAATACTGTGCTGACAGCTAAGCTATTTAGGGACGATGTTGAGATTGACACCCGAGGTGAAGCCTTTAATTATATTTGGACAAAGACCAATGCTAATGGGGAAGTTGATGAACCATGGGGTCAGCGTCCTGAGTCTAAAGTGAAGAGTGTCAGCGTTACTCGTATTGACGTCGAAGATAAAGCAACATTTTCAGTTGCTGTTGTAACTAAGTAAGGAGGTGGTATAATGAGTTTAATTTCAACTAGTCAGATTACTATTGTCGATTTGGATGACGGCAGAACCCAATATACGCACCTTGCTTGGTGTAACTTTACTGCTGATATTAATGAAAAGGGAGACAACGCTTATAACGTATTTACTAAAGATCCGGAAGAAGGGCGCATATTAACTCATATTGGTATATACCAAGATTTCAATTTCGCAGGTAGTGACCGTCCTGAAGATTATCATTGGTCTAAATGGAGAGGATCTGACGGTGCTGACGGTGTTCCAGGTAAGCCTGGTGCTGATGGTCGTACTCCATATGTTCACTTTGCTTATGCTGATAGCGTAGATGGATATACTGGATTTACTACGGCCGAAGTATACACGCCAACTCAGGAGATTGATTCAGAACCAACTAAGGTTAAAGTCGACGTATCTAAGAAGCTATACATGGGTACTTACACCGATTATACCGAAGAAGATTCAAATGACCCTGCGAGATACCACTGGCAGAAAGTACGTGGTGCTGATGGTGCTAACGGTACACCTGGTAAGCCTGGTGCCGATGGCCGTACCCCATATGTTCACTTCGCTTATGCTGACTCTGCTGACGGTAGAACAGGATTTACTGTATATGGTGACCCTAATAAGAGGTATATGGGTACTTACACCGACTTTGAAAAAGCCGATAGTACAGACCCTACCAAGTATAAATGGTCTCTTATAAAAGGTGCTGATGGAGTTAACGGTGCGCCAGGTCCTCAGGGTGTGCAAGGTCTACAAGGCCCTAAAGGTGATCAAGGTATTCCTGGTCAAAGAGGGGCTGACGGTCGGACACAATACACTCATATCGCTTATGCTGATAACGCATACGGTAACGGGTTTAGTCAGACTGCAACCGGCAAAGCCTACATTGGTATCTACCAAGACTTTAACCCTACTGATAGCACTACTCCGTCTTCTTATAGATGGACGAAGTGGAAAGGTGATGATGGGGCTAACGGTATCCCTGGACCTAAGGGTACAGACGGTAAGACTCCATATATTCACTTTGCTTATGCTAATTCTGCAAATGGTACTAGCGGGTTTAGTGTCAGTGACTCAACTAATAAAGAGTATATTGGTACCTATACGGACTTTACAGAAGCTGACAGTACTAACCCTAATCTTTACAAATGGACTAAGATTAAGGGTGCTGATGGAGCTAAAGGGGATAAAGGTGAACAAGGCGACCGTGGTTTACAAGGCCCTGCTGGTCCCGCCGGTCCACAAGGTATTCAAGGTCTACAAGGGCCTAAAGGTGATCAGGGTATTCCTGGTCCTAGAGGGGTAGATGGGTTAACACAATACACGCATATCGCATATTCTGATGCTGATGACGGACGTATTGGCTTCAGTCAGACCGACTCTAACAAGCCTTTTATTGGTTTATACCAAGACTTTATTCAAGAGGATAGCCCGGAACCAAGCAAGTATCGCTGGACACGATGGAAAGGTCAAGACGGTGAGCAAGGACTTCCTGGTAAGCCTGGTGCTGATGGTCGTACCCCATATGTTCACTTTGCTTATGCTAATAGCTCAGACGGTAGATCTGACTTTAGCTTAGCCAACTCTAGTGGTAAAAAATACATTGGTACTTACACCGACTTTGAAGTAGGCGACAGCAGCGACCCTGGCCGATATAAATGGGTATCCTTGAACGGAGACTTAGTTATCGGTGGTCGTAACCTGTGGATTAACAGTAAAGTTACGGGCTATTCCGCTATAGAGAAGCTCCCAGAGAACCATATAACCGGTCAGACTGAGTGTTTCAGATTAGAATCAGTACCAGGAAAAAGGGGTATATTTTTCAATATAGCACCAGAGTTCACAAGTAGATTCTATACGACAGTCACAATGAGTTGCTGGGTGAAATATGAGAATGTAAAACGTGGTAAATACGCCTGGACAAACTTTAATGTCTTTAAATCAGGTGGGCTTTGGAGACGTAACTCTAAGTCGGGACAAGTGTCTTCGGTCGAGTACCCAGGGATGTTTAGTTTCACGGGTAGCTCTGACTGGATTAGACTTGAAAAAGTTTATAACTTCGGATGGGATACAAGATATGACCAGTTAAGAACAGACCTGAGGATCATACTAGAAGATACTACATCAGGTACCGCCTGGGTCACTGGTGTCAAAGTCGAGATCGGTAACACTGCGACTGACTACTCTGTTGCCCAAGAGGATATAGATAGTGCTATTACTTCTAAAGCCGACCAGTTACTGACCCAAGAACAGATCAACCAACTCTCTGAACGCAATGCGCTTCTCAAAGCTGAGCTAGACGCAAAGGCTACTCAGGAAGTCGTTGACGAGTGGATCAACCAAGTTCATAACCTTATGGATATTGAAGAGGCTGGTCGAAAAGACGCCGAGCAAGCCGCTATTCGAGCTAGTGAGCGTATCGCTGAGTTACAGAACAAAGTTGGTGAACTTAAGATCGTTACTGAGTTCGTTAACACTTACATGTCCCAATCTGAAGAAGGGATTATTGTAGGTCAGAAAGATGGTTCCTCAAAAGTTCTAGTATCAACCGATCGCATCTCTTTCATATCTGGGGGTAAAGAGGTTGCATCAATCTCTCAAGGTGTGCTACAAATTGATAACGGGGTGTTTGTCAAATCACTTCGTATCGGTCGATTTGTTACAATGCAAGACCCATCAAATCCAGATAGAAATATAACATTATATGTAGGAGGTGCATAGTAAATGGTAGTAGTAAACTTCTCCGGTCCTTGGGCTGGGGATATACAATTAGAATTATGGTCTGATTGGAACGTACAGAAGCCTGAGCAAAACGCAACCCTTTTTAACGTACAAGTTCGATTAATTTCCTCAGGTGGTGGTCAGATCTTCTCAGGGAATGGCGGTAAACGTCTATGGTTGAATGTTGGTGGTATAGAAGAACATTACGACATCGACCCCGTTATTGGTAAAAACCAGAAGCGTAATATCTTCGGTAAAGACTACCTTATCCCACACAACCCGGATGGTACTAAGACGATTACTGTATCCTGTGAGTATGTCCTTAACTTGGGCGGGTATGGTACTGCGAAAGCACAGTTTACTGTCAAGCTGAAAGATATTTTCAAGGGTAGTAAAGGTAAGGATGTATCTGGTACAATAGGTAGCCCTGTAACTCTCTCAGTTGACCGTAATGATACAAGATATACTCACGCTGTAGAAGCTGAGTTTGGTAATTGGAAACAGAATATCAATGGAGATAGTCGATTCGTTTCTACTTACAACTGGACACCGCCCATGGAGTTATGTAATCAGGTTCCTAATTCCGATAAGGGTGTTGGTAAGGTTAGGTACATAACTTACCAAAATGGTCAAGAGATTGCTAGGGACGAGAAAAACTTAACATTAGCGGTTCCGGCATCAGTCAAGCCTACGTTATCGTCATTTTCAGTCCGGGATACCAATACTGCTGTCAATAACTTGCTGGGTGATAATAAGTTTGTTTCTGTCCTATCTAATCTGAAAGTCGATTTCTCTAAAGGAACCGGGGCATATGGATCAACTATATCTAGTTATTCAGCGACTATTGTCGGTAAACCAAACTCTACTTATGACGAAGATGGGGTTATTGGTAGTATTGAGATGGTTGGTAATGCTGTTGTAGAGGCGACTGTTACCGATAGTCGAGGTCGGACTAGTGAACCTAAACGGGTTGGTATCGAGTTCCTTGACTACTTCTTACCTCAGATTAGTTTTGAGGCTAAGCGGGTAGGAAGTAACGGAGAGCAGATCCAGGTTATTCGTAATGCTAAAGTGGCTCCACTCCCAATGAATGGTAGTCAGAGAAATACGATGCGGATAACATTTAAAACAGCACCGTTTGGATCTAATACATTTACTCAAGATACTGGACCTGCTAATGTTTTATTTAATTCAACATCTCAGATCACCAACTCCGCCGCTAACTTAGCTGGTACTTTCTCTTCTGGTAGCTCTTATGTTATCATAGGGACTGTTCAAGATAAGTTTACTAACTCCGAGTTCAGGGTTGAAGTTCCGACAAGATCTGTGATTATGTCTATGGACCAAACTGGGGTCGGTATTGGTAAGATACGGGAACGTGGCGTTCTTGACGTTGCTGGTGATGTTTACGCCTCAGGTCAGTTGAATGTAAACAGTATTCGTGTTGCTAATAAGAATATTCAGCAATACCCTCTTACAAGTTTAGAGGGTCGAATTCAAGACGTTCGATGGTCTAGAAAAGACTTTAACACCTTTACTGAAACTGGCATCTACATGGTGCTAGGGAAAGAAAGAGGGGCAACTAACGGCCCTGACACACAAAAACATGGTATGCTAGAAGTATATGCACTTAACCATAAAGAGGTATTCCAAAGGTTCATGGATGACCGCTTGAACACCTGGATTCGATGGCGAGACTGGGGTAATAACTGGACTGAATGGGAACAGACTTATGTGTGTAAGGCAGATATTCCTGCCCCTGTTGTAGAAAAGCCGAAGTTTATACATAAGGACTTTACTGATAACATACCGTATAAACTTCCAGCGACAATCACCAGAAGCGGTGACCTAGTTACTATCCACATACCTAGAACGATCAAGACTATCGTACAACGGGTCGAAAACTTCTTATGTCCTGAAACCATACCTGTAGGCTTTAGACCAACTAACGTCGCTACTATGATATTAGCACTGAATGAATCTGCTAATTTCCTAGGTAACGCTATGTGGTATTTCCACCCAGACGGGTCTATACGTATTACTACAGGTATTACCAAGACTGCTGTATATACGGGGACTATCACCTATATCACAACAGACCCGTTCCCAGATAAATAAGGTACCCACCATACAACTATAATTAAGAAAGGAGATTTAAGTGTCTAAACTGGAATTTAAATCTAAATCGTTGGACTATGATCCAACTAACAACAAGCAAACTCATGTCATTCTTGTTGACGATAATAACTCAGTAGTCAACGTGTTCTTAGAGGAGGCGGCTATTGACCTAAGTAACGCTGAGTTGTATAAGTTAGCTATGCAGAAGCATTATGACATCAACTTCCCTAAAAAGGCTGAGAATGAGCGATTTGAAAAAGTCGATGAGAAACTTGGTTCTATGGATGACGCAATGGATGTCCTTGTCGCATTTGCGGTATCTATTCAAGGGAATATGAATTTGCCTGCATATCGCCGAATCGCATCTGTAGCGAAACCGTTAGTTAATGGTAAGCGATATAACAATGGCGATGTTGTTGTAATGCCATATCCGTATGACACGAACACTAAATGGCCTAAAGACACTCCTACCCTGTTTAATTTCTCAATGCAATCAGGCGAAGGATATAACTATAAAGGTCAAAAGCTAGCTGAAATGCTCCAACAAGGAGTACTTAGCGTGGTTATGCCACGTATTGAATAGAGAGGGAATATGCAAGAAAGAGAATTAATGCATTGGTTTATAACTGTCGTTATTCCAATCATCATTAGTCTAGGTAGCTTCTACATTTCCTCCAAAAACCGGGCGGCTGATTTAGAGCACCGTCTGACTGAGCTTGAAGTATCAGACAAGCATAATGAAAAACTTATGGATAGTCATACTTTGAGATTGGATAAGTACGAAGAGGAACAGAAGATTATTCGGGCTTTAGTGGAACGAATGGACTATATGAACGAGAGTCTTAAATCAGTAAAGACGGATATGGACGAGATCAAAGTACTTGTCCGTAGCTACACAGAATCACGAGGTAACAATAAATGAAACTTTCAAACGAACAATACAATACTGCTAAATTCATCTTACTCAACGTAGTACCTGCCCTAGTAACTTTGATTGCTGGGCTTGGTGTGTTGTATGGGTTTGATGCAACTAAGATCACTGCGACAATCGGTCTCTTTGCGACCTTCGCAGGTTCTGTACTTATGATCTCTACAAAACGTTATAACGAAGCGCAAGCCACAGAAGATGACGGACGTTAATAAAAGGAGAGCTTGATGGCAACTCGATCTGAGGTACTTACTTGGGTTCGTAGTCTTGCCGACCGTGGTATCGGGGTTGATGCAGATGGTGCTTATGGCATGCAATGTGTCGACCTCCCTAACATGGTCGCTCAGAAGTTCTTTGGGCGTGCTATGTGGGGTAATGGTATTGATATGTTGAAAGCAGGACAGGGTCTAGGCTGGCGTACAACAGGCGGTAATGAACCACCTCACGCTGGTGCTATATTCTGTATGCGGGTATCTTACCACGGCTACGGTCATACCGGTATTGTAGTTGGTGAGCCTGATGGAAACGGTAACTTCCAGACTGTCGAACAGAACGTTGACGGTGGAATGAGCGGAGGTCCTGCTCGATACCGTACAAGAAGTTTAGGCAACCCAACAGAAAACATTATCGGATTTATATATCCTCCATATTCTGACGGACTAGGATCTACTGGCGGCGGTGGAGGAGGATCAGGCGAAGGAGAAACTATGGACTTTACATTTATGATTGGTGGAGAGGCGGCTTGGAACTCAAGAACCATCTATTACTATAATGGCGCGGTTAATGAGGTACAACCAATCCACAACATGGAAGAACTAAAATATCTTCGAGCTATTTATCAAGACACTCATGGACGAAGCTTAAAACATTACGAGTGGAATACATCTGCACCAGTATATCATCGTATATTTGGGGTTGTTCGACCTACAACAAGGGATGAATCTACTAAACCCGCATTGAGGTATTGATATGAGTATGTGCTTTACATTCCGTATTGAGGGACGTGACCCTGGACAACCTTATTTGCATGGTTGGGATCCTCGCAAGGTGTATTTCTATAACGGTGATGATAACGAGATTATCTATATCGAAAACGAGGATATCTTAGCTCGACTTCGAGAGGTGTATAAGGAATCTAGGGGTCGTGATCTAGTCCATTATGTGTGGACTACAAACGCTCCCGTATTTATACGGATATTTGGTGTATTAAGACCGAATGACGGTACTGGGGTTAAGCGAGAAGGACTAGAAGCGTTAAATCGTAAGATTGCTGAGTATGAGGACGCTTATTGGAAACCAACTCATTTCATGCCTAAGGTTACCTTGCATATTCGGAAAGAGCCCACTAGAACAAGTGAGTCCTTAGGGGTGTGCGATATCAACCGTAAGTATAAAGTTCTGGAGACAGTTACACAATGTGACTGGCACTGGGCTAAGATCAACCACAACGGTATTGTCGGTTGGATTGCTATGGGTGATATAACCGGTGAATGGTACGGTGAGAAATTCAATGAGCCTGAAGCATTATAGCTCGATAAGGGCGTTGATAGGGTAAAACTTACAACGCTCATTTTTTTTTCAAAAATTTACTTTCTACTATATAGAAAGAGAGGATAATATCATGAAATATTATGTAAATGTAAATACTTGGATTGATGAAGAAGATTTGCTCTTCCAATGCAAAATGGCTATGTACACTAAAGATTGTGTTATGGATGCTATGCGGGAACACTTTGGTTCTCGTATGACACGAAAGGCACGATATTTGGTAGAAAAGCAATATGCTTGGATGGGTAAATTTATCAAGAATCCAAATTTGTTATTTGGACATATGATCACGTATTATGGCTTGAAAGCTGAAAAAGAACTAGGGATGACACCTGAAGATAAAGCTGAATTACAGGTCATCGGAGCACGCTTGTTTTCTGAGTTGCCAGCAGAGCAACAACAAGAAGCAACCTTGCTATTGATGAGCAAAGTAAAAATCGCTTAATCAGATGGAGGATTACCCTCCTTCTTTTTTTCAAATTTTTACACTCTACTATATAGAATAGATAAATTATATATTGGAGGAAATTATAATGGCAATTATTATTATCACATTGGCATTTTTGTTCGTACTTAATAGAGGTATTGTATCTATTATAAAAGGATTTGGTGAATTTCTTTTGAAATTATTCGGTAAAGCCGATTAACTCAAAGGGAACAACCAAGTTCCTTTTTTTTTACTTAAGGAGGTAAATAAAATGAAAAACAATAAAAAAGAACGTGATATGGGGTTCTGGGAAACCTTGCTAGCTATATTCTTGCTAGATTGGTTATTCTAAAATAATTACAATCCACTATATAGAATAAATATTTTGGAGGATTTTATAATGAATAAAATTATGCAAATGCGTATGGAAATGCGCGATGAAGTTAAGAAGGTTATCGCTAATAAAGCTGATGCGATCGACGATCTTATTACTGATCGTTATATGAAAGACCCTAACTCGTATGTTAATATCAACGTTACTGATATTGCGGACGCTTTAGGTGTTTCTAAATATAGCGTACAGAATAATATCGATTTGATCCAAACGGTTATTATCGAGAAATTCGGCTACATCGTTGTCCCATTCGTAGATGACGATTTTGATATTGTAATCTCACTAGGGATTAGATTCTAAGAAGGACGCTGGGTATTTTACTCAGCTTTCTTTTTTTTTTGAAAAGGAGGAACTTATGAAAAGAGAAGCAACTGTTAAATTCATTTTTGGCTTTATTATTTCATGTCTTGTTTCCGCGCTTGTGGGTATTTCTATTTGGTTTGGTTATACCATGGCCTATATGAAATATCAACCTTTACAACAGGAAAAAGACATGTATAAGAGCCGTTGGGAGATCAGAGACAAAGCCGCGACCTACTACTATCAACAGTATAAAGATGTTAAGGAAAAGTATGACCTCATTAAAAAGGTAAACGAAACTAAAAACAAATAGGGGGTAACTATTATGTACGACAAAGGAAATTGCTATTTGAAGACAATGGAAGAAAACTGGGAACAAATTCGACGTGACTCAGATAAAAGAAGATATCTTAGTGTTGATGTGACACGTATCCTAAATAAGGTCCAAACCATGATAAATACCTTTAAACCGTATAGTTTGGAGACCCTTACCGAACCATTAACCGTTTGCCTGTCATCGACATATTTGAATAAGATCTATGAAGAGCAAGGAGTCCCTTACAAGTACTTTGAAGCTGCTTCTAAAGATGTACTTATTCCAACGTTGATTAATGACTTTGGATATTCTGCAAGATTCAAATACGACAGCTTATTAGACGGCACCATTATTGGTTATAGTGTAGTAATCCAACTACATAAAAAATAATTACATCTCACTATATAGAAAGAGAGGTAACAATTATGTTAAGACGATTGCTACGTTTTATTGGTTTCTACTGTCTAGCTGGATATGCTGTCCTTGAGAAGTCTTATATTGATAAGCTGATTAAGAATGGGTATCTAGATAAAGACGCAGAACAACAAAACCGCAGATTGGAAGTAACAAGATTTGTGCTTACCAAACTTAAGAAAGAATATTAGTCTGGATTAATTTCCAGGCTTTTCTTTTTTTTTCAAAAGGAGCGAATAATATGAAGAAACAATATGATAAATCTAAATGCAAACTACTCTCTAAAGATCTAAATGTTGAGGAGATCATTGCTAGGAATAAATCCGTATTAGCTAGCTATGACTTTACAACCGTACTAAATGCAATTCAACAAAAATTCAATAGAATGCAAGGGTTCCCATCTGAGGAACGAAAAATGTCGATAGGTATGCGCCTTATCCATGCCGTATATGAAGATGACAAAATCTCAAGTAATCTATATGACAAGTTGGATAATAAACTATTAACAATATTACGAGACGACTTTGGATATGAATGCGAAATCCAAAATTTTGGCGGTTCGTTCTTTGGTTCGTATTATCTTGTAATATATCTCTAAAATAAATACACTCCACTATATAGAAAGAGAGGTAAACATTATGTTTAATAAAATTTTTAAGAAGTCTTCTAGCAAGAAGATTGAAGAAACTATCAATGCTAAACTCGATGAGTTAAATACTAGACTTGCTAGTGCTGAAATTGGCAGTGATGAGTACGACCAAACACTTGGTGAAATCGATATTCTTACCAAATCACTCATGGACATTAAGGACCGTGAACTTAAGGTTAAGGATAAGAAATTAGAACCTGCTGTTAAGGCCGCACTAATCACAACAATTGGAGGTGCTGCGGCAAGTATCCTAGGTATTCTAATTATTCGGGATTATGAAGCTGAAGATGGTATATTCACTTCAAGCGCGAAGTCATTCGTTAAGAAAATTTATTAAAGTAGGGAGTGTATACCACTCTCTCTTTTTTTGAAAGGATACTTATATGGAACCTAAAGTAGCGGAGTACATTTACTACGAGCCTTATTTCGATAGATCATTCAGGCAGTTATTCTTTAACTATATCTATGGGATATTGTCAGAAAACCACCTTGAGGCTACTGAAGTTGACTTTGAGATGTTTCTCATCATATTCACAACAACCATGATGACCATAAACTTTACCTCAACCTCAGACATTGTGTTCTATCATAAAGACGACCTCAGACAGATCTATTTCGGTTACTTCAAGATGAAGGTTGTGACTTCAACTTCACAAGAAACGTTGAATAAGATAATCTCCAGAATGCGAAGTAAGATTGTGGAGTATGATTTGTCTCCTACTGATGTGGACTTTGAAAACTGTATTGACCTAATTAAGGAAGATCTCCCTGAAGCATATTTAGATCAAATGTCAGATATTATCGCTTATAAATGGTCTTATTTCAAAGAATCATATTATAACATCGTTCGTATTCTACATGGAATGAGGGGGTATAAATGACGCCAAAAGAAAGACAAGAGCAACGTGAGGAACGCTATCGCAATATGACAGATGAAGAGTTTATTCGTCATTTTGTAGCTGATGCAGTTATTCTCACATGTTATACGGATATCAAATTTAATGATGCTGATGAGTGGGCTGAATGGTGTACTGAAGAACATGGTGAATGGTACTGCGGTAAATCGTTTTATAGCCTAGCATCTGATTTCAAATATTACATTGAAGAATGTATTAGTAATGCGGAAAAGATAGTTAACGAACTATTATAAGGAGTATAGTTATGAAAAAGAAACCTACTATTTTTACAGTTATTGCAGTTTTCGTATTTTTAGGTATTGGATTTTGTGTATATCATTTTACGCCACGTCCTCCAAAAGCAGATATTGTAACTGTTGCCGACGTCCATCAACTTGACACCGATGCTGATTGGAAAGGCAAAATTGCTCGCTTGGAGATCACAGAAAGCTCACTTGAGAGTTATGATAAAGAAACTCTGAAGTACGGCTTCTTAGGTAAGGTCAAAGTTAAAGGCTCCCCTGGAGAAGTCTATGGACAGTTTAATATGTATGACGTACACAATCTACCAAACATTCATATTGGCGATATCCTCTATGTTCGAGTAGTCGGGCTTGAAGGTAGTGGTAACGTTTTTGGCCCAATGATTAAAGGTGATATTATTTATGTTGAGAAAGGAAGTCATTAATGTGTAATGAAATACTACTATTCCCTAATAACGAGATCCTTGTCAATGCCTTATACAGAACAAGGATTACACATCATACTAGATCAAACCATGGTATAAGATTACATATTTCTCCAATTAGTACTGCCGACCATATCGAAGACGATTTAGATGTTATGGAAAGTATTGGGGATTACTTATTTGATCTCTACCTAAAAGATCCACGGATTGCGAATAAATTAATTCGTCCGAAATACTACTATAACTATAAAGTTAGAAGTTGGGTATTTACATTCGATTTTAAATAAAAAAATTACAAGCCACTTATTAGAAACGAAAAATAATTTAAAGGAGGACATTAACATGTCAAATAAAGTTTCAAAAATCGTAAATGAAGAAGTTATCGAAGACGCAGTGGAAACTGTTGTCGATACCGCTACTGAAAATGTTACTACAGATGTAGTACCAACAGAGCTACCACAACCAGTGGAAGTTGTTAAACAAGGTAAGGTTAAAGCAACCTGGAATTGGATTAAGCAACACCCATGGGCTGTAGCCGCTTCTATTGGTGCTGGTCTGGGAGTTATCATTCTCGGTAAGAAGGTATACGACGCAGGAATGCCTGCGGAATTCGAAGTAACCGAAATCAAGAATGATGTTATTGAACAACCTATGGAACATGAAGAAGTCGAAACTAAAGAAGAAGAAGTTTCTGAAGAAGAATAGTTGGGTATTTTTACCCAGCTTTCTTTTTTTTTCGAAAAGGAGAAGGTATGAAAAAGACGTATTTAGATAAATATCCATATACGTTGGAGCGACTACCACATCGGTACTCAGATCGCGTCGACGTTATTGTCCGAATTGAACCACTTGATAGCCCTCGAGCAACTGACCTATTACTTAATCTGGGATCCACTTTACATCATGCCTCGATTGAGGGTATGCCGTTTAAAGTAAAAGATCAGTTCACAGATCCGTCAGATATGGAAGAAGGTAAACTCCGTATTACACTATCTGGCTATCAACTTTAAAATTTTTACCACCTACTATATAGAAAGGGAATAACTTGTATTACTTGGTGTATGTTGAGAGCACACTTTAATAACGAGGCGTCGGTTTGATTCCGGCAGGATACAAGAAAACACTTTCTATTTTTTTTTTGAAAAGGAGAACACATATGGCACAAACGGACTATAACGAAATCCGATCAACCAACGTAGCAAAGGTTGAAGTAGAAGAAAAGATTACAGTCGAGGCACCAGAAAACGAACGCGTTCCTAAAAAGGCTGTAGTTAAAGGATCTACTGTTGAAGAACGCAAGCCAGGTCTTATGACACGACTTGTACGCGGTATCTTGGGACCGAATGGTATTCGAGCTATTGGTTCATATTTAGGTAAAGAAGTCATCATGCCTGCTATCAAAGACACCCTGGTTAATACAATCAACACTGGTGTAAACATGGCGGCGTATGGTGAAGATCGTAGTCGTTACAACGGCGGATGGTCTAATCCTGCTCGATACAACAGTCGAGGTGGTAGTCAAACCTACACCAACTACTCTAGTGCATACCATAACAATAACCCTCAGGCGCAAGCAATTAACCCACCTACACGAATTAAGGATATTCTGCTGTTCACATGGAATGATGCGGCTACAGTTCTAGAAAACCTTAATCGGGACATTGCTACATATGGATATGCTCGTCTTGCTGACTACTATGATTACGCAGGACAACCTAGTACCAACTATACAGATAACGCTTATGGCTGGAGAATGCTAGGCGACATTCGTATCGTACCTACTCGTGGTAAGTATCTATTGGCATTACCACCAGTTGAAGTAATTTAATAAAAGGAGCAGCTATAATCATGAACAAAAAAGTAATCTTGAATACAATTAAAATCGTTGCATTTGGTGTCGTACCATTTATGGTTGAAAACGGTAAGAAAGCTTTGGATAAAGCACTCGAAGCAACTGAAAAGGCTTCTACGAAGGAGTAAATATGTGTAGTTTAATCTTTATTATTCTATTACTTATATTGCTTGCCTTATTAGGTATACTATCATATATTGTAGCCTATTTCCTAATCCCCATCATTATTTTAGTGATTATCGCATGGGGTCTAACTATCTTATTTAACTAAAGGAGAACTTAACAATGTCTAAATGGAGTTATGAACTATTTAAAGAAAACGTCGCTGTACTTGCACACAACTATAAGAAAAAAGAACCTCTTATCATGACTGTAGGGGGTATCGCTGGTTTCGTAGCAACTGCCGTACTTGCATATCGTGCAAAAGCTAAGATCACAACTATTGTTGAAGATATTGAAGCTATGCGTGAAAATGACATGCCTGTCCCAGTTGGAGAAACTATCGTTCGTGTTTCTAAAGCACTGACGCCTACAATCACTATGGCTACTCTATCAACCGCTGCTGTCCTTCGCTCATATCATGTGCTGACAGGACGTAACGCCTTACTTGCTTCTGCCCTTGCATCTGCTACTCAAGCTAACCACAAACTTCGCCGTCAAATCCGTGAGCAGTATCCTGATGATCCAAATTCTCAATTCATTGGCGAACGTGAAGAAGTTTTAGCAGGGCCTGAAGAAGAAGGCAAGAAGAAACCTAAAACTGTTACTGTAATCAACACTAACGATATCCAATGGATGGAATATGCCTACTTTAATAAATCACAAGAATTTGTTAAAGACGACTTGAACTACAACCAAATGTTCATCACAACAATGTTCAACGCACTCGATGAAAAACGCCGTCGTCAAGGATTCCTTAACCTTACAACTGCCTATGATGTGTTGAAAATCCCATTGGAAAAACATGAACGTCGTGCCGGTTCTGAACTAGGTTGGACAGACAATGACTTCTTTGACTTTGACGTACACGTAGTTATGGTTAAAGATGAAAACGGATATCCTTATCCAGTACCAGTAATCGAATTCTCTCCAGTTAAGGATATTACCACTGGTGTAGATTACGGTAGTGATATTTCAGACTATCTTATCTAATAAAACATATAAAGGAGCAACAAATTATGGAAAAACACAGTATTGTAAAATCAGGTCTAATCGCATTCGGTCTTGTTAACCTTGGATATATCGGATACGCTTTGTATAAGAACTTCAAGGACTACAAAAACAAAGAAGGCGAATACGCTGAAGAACAACCTGAACAATTAGAGTTGTTCGATGCAACCGAAGCCGATGCTGAAATTGTGTCTGACGAAGAAGTTGTAGAACCAACTCCACGCCGTTCTGAAAAGAAGAAATCCAAGGTTAAGTTCTACCTAGGTGTCGGTCTCTTGGCTACTGCTGTTATTGGCGGATACTGTTACGGTTACCGTTCTGCTTGGGTTAAACGCAGTAATATTGCTAACGAATCAGAAGAGCTGTTACATGCGGTTATTGACGACCGTAAAGACTACAGCGACTTCCTTGAGCAGGAACTAGTTAATCGTGAAATCAAGTTGGGTGTTGAGCGTGAAACAATCGTGTCTAACGCAATCAACATGATCCTGCCTGATTACATGGATACTCGCTGGGTGTCATTCGGTGAAGATGGTACTGTACGTTCTAACTACACCCCTAAAGTCTCAGAAGACCATGATGTAGAAACCATCACAACTGCTGTTGAAGATACATGGAACAAGCTATACGAAAAGGTTGTAGTAGCTCCCATGTCTCCAGAAAAAGCCGAAGAAGCTTAACTAGCAAAAGAATATAGAGAGTAAAGGACCAGGCTGGTTCATATACCAGTCTTCCACTATATTCTAAGGAGGTTTATATTATGGAAATCCAATTCAGACAAGACAAAACAGATAAAGGACTAAGCCTGTCATATTTAAATGACGGGTCTTTCTTTTTAGAGGTGTTTGACGACTCAGACGATACAGGTATGAATATTCCGCTAGATTCTGATGAATTAGAGCTGGTTAGAAACTGTATTGACCATATTTTGAAAAGGGGCAAGTAATGGATAAAGAAAAACTATTAAAGGCGGGTATACTTACAGCACTCGCCGCTGGGGTTGGTTATTTCGCATATCGATTTGTGAAAGAAACTAAACGCCAAATCAAGGAAATGGAAGAAGCAAATGCTGCTCAAACGCAAGAGCTCCTAGATACAATCAAGCTAAGAGATGAGCAACTCGCATTAGCTGAGGAGCATATTGATGCTCTTGTTTACGGTACTCCTGAAGAAACTCCAGATTACAATGAAGAGTTGGAAGAAATGCGACGTTCTCGTACTCGTGTTCACTCAACTACTCTTGAAGAAGGTGATATCGCTCCAACTGATGAAGATGATTATCATGCAGGGGCTACTCAAACTGCAGAGGATGTTGAACATCACAATGTCTGGAAAGAAAACGAATATTTCCAAACTGGGGAGCAAAACATTCCGTATTTCGTAATTGAATCAGCTAAAGAATTAAAAGGAAATGAGGGCCAAAGTATGCGCCATGATACTGACCCTAATAGCGTAGAAGCATGGAACCAATATAAAGCGGTTATGATTAGTGAGTTGTATGATGATACTCCAATCGCACAAGCCGTATCTGAACGCTATGGTATGGGTCTCTTACTAAGTAAAACAAACATCGTATCTATTATTGATGTATTCTCTGAATTGCTTGAAGTTAATGATACGAAGATCGTACAACCATATAACGCCTTTGACAACAACGTATGGGAAGATGTATATGACCGTCGTATCGACTTCTTCGGACCTGATACATATTATGCATCACTGCAATTCCCTGTAACCTTCGGTGAAATCCTCTATGAATATGCAAGCAAATTTGTAGATGACACTGAAGATGGAGCATTGCTACCAATGGTTGCTTACATGTTGTATGAATCAGGATTGCTTGATGCAGAGACAATCGAACAAAAACTTCTTATCATCAGTAAGATTCTTGAACACCGTAACGTTCGAGAAATCGGTAATGGTATGAAGAAATTAAGCATGTTCGGTCGTGTTGTAGATCGCCTAGATCCAGAAGACACGGGTCATGATGTTCGTTTATATACAGAGTATAATGAGTTCATTGGCCGTGCAAGCACATTTGAAGAAGAGTACATGGCGAATATGGAGGATGACTACGATGATGAATAATATGGGACAAGAAAGCGTACTAGTAAAATATTCTTTTGACGGTATCAATTTCAGTTCCGATTATATCCCATCCGATCATCTAAAGCCATTTAAAGACGCGTTTATTAAAAATGAAGTATTTATAATTAGACGCGATATGACTTCTTCTGTTGGGGAATCCCCATTTTTAGGTAGTGCATGTAATGAAAAATTTATTGATATGAGCAAGGTTGTAATGATAGGATTTTAAAGGAGCTAATTTATGACAGATAGAAAACCGGATTTCTTCAATATTACGGTTGAAGAACTATCGGGGCCTAATCGAAAAGCCGATGCTGTCGTTTCTGCAGACTTTACCTATTTGGATAACCAAGGCGCTGATGTACAAGATATTGTTGTAAAAGGTGGTGCCTTTTATGCAATGTGGGATGGTGAGAAATGGTCGATGGAGAAAAACGATGTAGTTCGTGCTGTCGATCATGAGATTAGAAAGAAATACGCTGAGCTTAAGACTAAGGGATATGAACGCATATCTCTTAAGTTTATGCAAAATGCAGGATCAGGACTTATGCGCAACTTCGTTAAGTATTGTGAAGACGCACCAGAGTCCTTGCAGGTATTCAACTCTAAGATCGTATTCAGTAATTATAAGGTGGCCCGTGACGACTATTCTACGTTCCAGCTACCTTATACACCAATTACCCAACCTACACCAGCGTTTGACGAACTCTCATCTGTCCTATATGCCCCTGACCAACTAGATAAAATTCTCTGGTGTTTAGGTGCATTGTTCACAGGGGAGATTATCAATATTGATAAATTCTTATTTCTATACGGCCCTGCAGGAACCGGTAAAGGTACTATTATTAGAATAATCGAGATGTTATTCGGGCAGTATATTGGAGGTATTGACCTTAAGCAACTGACTAGCGGTTCTGAGTATGCGACAGGGACTCTGCAAGAACTCCCGTTGTTGATTGACTCGGATACCGATTTAAGTCGGATTAAGAACGATACTCCATTACTTAAGGTAACATCTCATGAGGAAGTATTCGTACGTAAACTTTATCAAAGACCGTATCCTGTAACATTTAAAGGTCTGATTATTACTGCATCTAACCAACGTGCTCAATTCCGTGATTCAGACTCAGGGATTGTACGGCGGTTACTTAAAGCAGTTCCTACAGGTCATCTTATCGCAGGCCCTCGATATAAGGAGCTAATGAATGGTATTCAATATGAACTAGCGGGTATTGCACAAAAGGCGATTGACACATTCTCTCGCTTAGGCGCTTTCTACTATGCTAATGATGTTGATATCGAAATGCTTGAGTACGGCGACTCTATATTTGAGTTTGTTCGTGAAAATGTACTCTTGATGCAGAATAACCCAACTCTCTCTGAAGTCGAGCTTATTTATAAAGGTATGCTAGAAGAAAGAGGTTGGGAGACAAATGGTTATAAGAACCGGTTGCGATTAGGTTTGCAACGTTTCTTTGAGACATATACTAAAGATACTAAAGACGAGGAGGGTAATCGCAAACGTCATTGGTATCGTGGTTTCAAATACGATGAAGCTTTTCCTGAGACTAAAAAGAAACAGGAATCGTCCAAAGTAGGATCTAAGATTGATCTGACTATGGGACGGACAACTTCACGATTTGATCTAGAAGGAAAGGACTGGCCTGCACAATACACCAACGATGCAGGTAATCCTTTAAAGAAATGGGACAATGTCACTACAACCCTCAAGGAGATTGACCCAACTAAATTACACTTTGTCCGTGTTCCAACCGAACTTATTGTTATCGACTTTGATGCTAAGAATGAGGCTGGTGAAAAAGACCTCGCTAAGAACTTAGAATTGGCTTCGAAGTATCCTCCAACCTATACTGAGGTTTCCAAATCAGGTGGTGGTGTCCATCTTCATTATTGGTATGACGGTGACCCAACTCGCTTGGCTAATCGCATATCTGATGATGTTGAGATCAAAGTATATAATGGTGGGTCATCGTTAAGACGGAAACTTATTTCTGCAAACGATCTACCTGTAGCTCATATTTCAAGTGGGTTACCTTTAAAGGAGGATAAGAAAACTATGTATAAGGACGTGGAACATATCATTTGGACAGAACAAAAACTTAAGAACTTCATCGAGGCTTGTATGCGTAAAGAACACCATAGTGCGACGGCTCCAGAGGTTAGCTTTATTAAAGACAAGCTTGACGAGGCATATGAGTTAGGTGTAACGTATGACCTACGACATATGCAGAATGATGTTCTTAAATTCGCACTTAGCTCAACTAACCAAGCACAACAATGCATGAAGATGGTTGCTCAGATGAAGTTCTCTAATGTGCCTGAGAACGAAACTGAATCAATCTCAGAATCCCTTATCTTGCCTGATGAGGAAATTACATTCTTCGACTCGGAAATCTTCTGTAACCTATATATGATTGGTTGGAAGAAATACGGTCTTGAGGTACCAGAGGCCGTCTACCGGGGATTAGAGGACTGTACTAGCCTCAGTGAGATTGAAACTATTCTCATTAACGAATGGTGGAGTCAGAACAAAGACAAGATTGGTATTGAAATCAACCCTACACCACAACGTACACGAGAGTTGTTTGATACTCATAACATGATGGGTTTCAATAACCTTGGATACGATAACCATATTGCTTATGGTCGTATGCAGGGTGATGATGAGATGGCCTGCTATAAACGTTCTCAAGGTATTATTGAGAAAGGTGATAAGCGAGCTAAGATCTGGGCGGCTAACGAGATCTCATATGGAGATATCTACGAGTTCCTAGATACCAAGATGTCATTGAAGAAATGGCAGATCAAGTTAGGTATCCGTCATGACGAGTTCGAATACGATTGGACTAAACCGCTTCCCGAGCATGCATGGGGTCGTTGTGCGGCATATATGCTTAATGACGTAACCTCAGAGGAAGAGTTGTTCAAATCTAAAGACGGTCAAGATGCATGGAACGCACGTAAGATCCTTGCTGAGATCAATGGTCTATCACCTAACGTTAAGACTCAGACACAAGCTGAGAAATTCTTATTTGGCGATGACCCAACACCACAAGATAAGTTCAACTGGTACGACCTTGCTGAGGAATTCCCTGGATATAAATTTGACAAGTTCAAACGTAAATCTGAATTTATGGGAGAGGATCCATCTGAAGGTGGCTATGTGTATGCCGAGCCTGGTGTATATGAGAACGTAGTTGTTCTTGACGTAAAATCAATGCATCCGCATAGTTATATTGCTATGAACTACTTCGGCCCATATACTCCTAAAGTTGAGGCCTTGGTTGAATGTCGTATTGATATTAAAGAAGGACGTACTGACTCAGCAATGCATCGATTTGATGAAGTAGATCCTGCTTTGTCAGAGAAACTTCGTCCATATTTCGAAGGGTCATCCGTTAAAGGGCTCGCACATGCGCTTAAGATTATCGTTAATATTATTTACGGTATGACATCTGCGCCTTGGCCTAATAAATTCAAAGACCCTCGTAACATTGATAACTGTGTCGCTAAACGTGGTGCCTTATTTATGTTGATGCTTAAACACGAGGTTCAAGGTAAAGGTTATCAGGTGGCTCATATTAAGACAGACTCAATTAAGATCGTTAATGCTGACGATTATATTATCGAATACTGTATGCAACGAGCACGTGATTTCAAATATGAGTTCGACCACGAACACACATATTCTCGTATGGCCTTGCTTAACCGTGCTACCGTTATTGCTGAAATCGGTTGGCCTGAAAAAGAGAAAGGCGAATGGGAAGCTATTGGTGCGCAGTTCGGTAAGAAGACAAACCCATATGTCTACAAGACCCTCCTTAGCAAGGAAGAGGTTAATGAAAAAGATTTCTTCACAACTAAGGAAGTTAAGACGGCCATCTATCTTGATGACCAGTACATCGGTAAGAACGCGCAAATCTATGCTTCTAGAACAGGTCGGGAGATCTCTCGTACACAACCAAGTAATGTCGCACAAATGATTCAATCGCGATGGATCAAACCACGATATTTACTTCAACGTGAGTCACAAGGATTAACGCCTGCTCAGTTAGAAGAAGCTAAGAAACGCAAGATTGCCAATGAACTTGGTCTTGACTATAACGAAGTTGATTATATTATCTCTAACGGCTTCCCTGATACAATCGTAGACAAGCATGTTGCCGTAACTGGAACTACGGGGTATCGCTGGGAACTGGCAAGTAATTATAAAGACTTCGATGATATTGATATGACTTACTACCACCAGCTTGTACATGAGGCTGTCAATGACGTCTTCGCAGTTGGTGATGGTAATATTATCTTTAAAGGAACTAAATACGAAAGAGAGTAGTTTATGTTTAACAAAATTAAGAAACTGTTCTCTAAAAAGGCAAGCGAAGTCGAAGGGGTCCAGCCAACCATCTTCGGTTTCATTGCTACTCTAAAGGGAGTTGACGATCTTGGGGACGCAGTTCCTACTCAGATATTCATCATCCCTAAAGAGGAAGAAGAGAATATTTACAACATTGTCAAAACTGGTGAGTACAACACTTTGGTTCTATATGACAATAATCGTATCCAATTCAAACCACCGACAAATGCCTCATTGTTATTAACTCCATTTTACTCTGTCGAGGAATTGAATGGTGCATTGAAGAGTATGCGTGATCAAGGAGTTAGAGGAGTTGTAGGCTGGCCTATTCCAATCGACTATTAGAGGTGGCTTATGTTATACTTAATTGACTCTAACATTAGTACATCATCTCAACAGTTAACTCGGATCATGAGGATCTTGGACAAATACGGAGCTAAGTATACCTTACTATCTACATACAAATCCTCAGGTAGGTGGGCAGATCATTATTCACCAACCTTGGACAAGGAAATTGTAAAAGGTATTCTTAAGTTCTATGACTATGATCTTAGTAAGGTAGCGAAATCACCAAACTCCTCTACAGTAAAGGCTATGTCTAAAAAGCATCCACAGGCAGTAAGAGAATACCGGTCAGTATCTTTTCAAGATAAGAAGCTCAGTGAGGTTATTGACTGGTTCTCTGAGCACCCACAATTCTTAAATGTTGGTATCATGTACGAATCACGAAACGGTGCATGTACTGCTAATTTAAGAAATGATGAATTCCGTGCTTTCTTACCTCGTAGTAAAAAGGATAAGACAAGATACGCTGCACTCAATGTTGCCTTTGGTGAGTTAGGTATTTCTGAAAATAAGGTAGCAACTCCTCGTCCGAAAAAGGCCAGTTTTGGCCATCGCAAAGGTGGATATAAGTGGGAACTCTAAAATATTTACATTCCACTATATAGAAAGAAAAAGGAGGTTCAGACAATGAACAAGGTATTAAACACTGTTGCGGCAAGCGCAATCGCATTATATATGGCGGTCATCGCGACCGATGTGTATGACGGAAGTGTATTGCAAACAAAGGTTAATAATGGCGTTAAAAAGCTGAAAGATGCTTTTTCTGAAAAAGACTAGGAGTTGGGTATTTATACTCAGCTCTTTTCTTTTTATTTCTTTTATGTGGGGGGGGGTACTAGTATATGAAGCATAAAAAAGAGATAGAAAAGGAGTATCATCATGGGTTTAATGAATATTATTCATAATATATTTAACGGTCTTAAACATTTACTATATCCTGTTGCGAACTTCTTATATTATAATGTCGAAGAAATATTCGCTACTAGTAAAATTGTTTCGTGTATAACAATACTACTTGCATTAGTAGCGTGGTTTTATAAATTGCATATATTGCTAGGTATAGTGATTTTTATTAGCGTTATCGATTTATTTATTATTGTGGCTACGGCCTTAGTATCTATTTGGAAATAAACAAAAAGGAGAAAACATCATGAAACACTTCACATTCAAACTTGCAACTATGGGTATTGTATTATTCAGCGCTGCTCTTATCAGCGATCACGTATTCGCAGACGTAACTAAAGCAGAAGGGTCTACAGAACTTGTAGCTACTGATCCAGAAGTTACTGTAACTAAATCAGACGACACTATCTGGTCTGAAGTAAACGTAAACATCAAAACTGATATCCCTGACGAAGTTCAAATCAACCAAGGTGACACTATGACTTTTAATGTCCCTAACGAACTTTCATTTGAAACTAACTACAATTTCCCTGTATACAATAACACAGGTGAAGCTGAAGTAGGTAATGCTGAAGTTAAGGCTGCTGAAAACACAGTAACTACTACTTTCAACAACTACTTCGCAGAACACCCGCTTGACAAATCTATCACACTTAACCTCAACACACGTATCAACCGTGAAGTTGTGCAACCAGATACCAAGCATGAAATTTCATTCAACGGTACTGTTGTGGAATTGAACGCTGGTAGCAAGGGTGTAGAACCTACTGATGAAGCATTATACAAATACGGCTGGCAAGATAAAGATGACCCATCTGTTGTTAACTGGACTGCCCGTATCAACTACAAGAAATCTTACATGGAAAACGTTAACATCTCAGATACATGGTCTGACGATCAAGAGTATGTTGAAAACAGCTTGAAGTTCTACTATGTTAAAAGTGTAGACCCATTTGTATATGATGCCCCTGCAACTGATGCCTTGGCAAACGCTAAAGTACGTCCAAACGGCTTTGACACAACGCTTGCTAAGATTGATAAGAAGACTTTGTATGTTGAGTACAAAACTAAACTCAAACAAATGGAGTATAACCCTACTAACAAGATTAACGTTAGCTGGGATGGTGGAGGAACAGGCTTCGATGCCGAAACTAAACTTGTAGGAGGAAATGGTCGTGCTGATGGTAAGACTCGTCCTACATTCGAAATCCCGAAAGAGTCTCCTAAAGTGGAGATCCCTGAGTTCCAAGGAGGTATACCCGGTATCCCAGAAGAGCGTGAAAAACTACCTGAATGGACTGGTGGTGTTGTTCCGAATGAAGCTCCTCAAGTAGATAAACCAGAATTCCAAGGTGGTATCCCTGGTATTCCAGAAGAACGCGTGAAACCTGAATTTGAAGGCGGTATTCCTGGAATCCCTGAAGTACGAGAAAAACCAGAATTAGATATTAATGATATTCCTAAAGATCCAGAAACTCCTAAACCAGTAGATCCTAAATCTGAAGAACCTAAGACACCAAAACCACAAGAACCTAAAGCTCCTAAAGTAGAAAAGGTTGTAGAAAAAGAGTCTGTTAAGAATGATATTACTCCTATGACTCCTGCTTCAGAGCCAGCGCCAGCAAAAGTCACTCCCGTATTTACACAAAAAACTTTGCCTGTAACTGGATCTGTTGTTAGTACATTTATTACTATTGTTGGGGTTATTGCTGGAAGCCTTGCTCTTGGATTGGTTACATACTCTAACTATGGTATGCGTAAGAAAGGTCGTAAATAATGAAACGCGGTAAGAATAATAAAGCTAGACTTGGTGCTAACCTGCTTCGTAAGGTTAAAGATGCTGAGGCGGTTATTGTAGCAAGTATACCAAAGCCATTTCGAGCGTCGGGTAAGTCACTGCCTCAGATTAGACACTTGGTTATGTTAAATAATATGAGATGCTATGTTCTAAAGACTAAGGTTAAGAACTTAGATCCTAAAGTTATTAAAGGGTTCTCAAACATTATTAAGCTTATCATGACCAACTATTCCTACGGCGAAAACGTATACCATGAAGAAAAGGATAAACTAAATGACCAAACTAACAGCACAGAAAATGCATGATGCCCACAAGGAACTTCAAGAAATCTTTGTTAAGAAGAATACTGACTATGGTAATTCATTTGAAGAGTCACTTGAGAAACACGGATTGATCGCTTCTATTGTTCGTATGGAAGATAAGATGTCTCGTTTAAACACGCTATCTAAGCAAGAAGCGCTGGTGACAGATGAATCTCTTATTGATACCCTCAAAGACCTGTCTAACTATGCTCTTATGTCTGCGGTATGGTTGGAGCAAACTAAGAAAGAAGCAGATTTTTTAAATAAAGTCAGTCAGGCCGTTACTACTAGTCCATTAACAGTTACACTTGATGCGATTAATCCTAATCTTGCACCAGAACACACGGTAAATTACCATGGATCCTATAACGTTTAATCCAAATAACGGACTGGATATTCTACGGACAATGAAGCATCCTAAACAGATAGGTCGTCCTAAGAAGTTCATAGACGATGAGGAAATCCTAATTTGTAAACAAGCCGGTTGGTCAAATCGGACGATTGCTGTTAGTCTAGGCGTCTCCAAAGATACTATAAACCGTAGAGTTCGCAAACTCGTTGAGAATGGTATCATCAACCCTGATAATTACGACTATAATTTCAGCAATCCTAGTGCCTCAGATCAACCTCGACGTAAAAACAAAGAGCGTTGGGAAATGTGGCATGGCCCTGGAGTCTAATTTTTACATATCTCTCTATAGAAAGAGAGGTATTTTACTATGGGTAAATTTATGTATCAAGGAATGGAATATGATGAAAGCTATATTAAGAAGCACATGCTGTATTCTGCTAACGTTAATCGCTTGTATATGACTCGGGTTCTAAAAGAATATTTTGGAGCACGTTTCACAGACAGAGCGCAACGTAAGTTAGAATTGGTTGAGCATCTTATGTGGTCTTTCAGAGATGAGCCAGACCAAGAAACTATTGACACTATTGTAGAAATTACTACAGAATTCAGACAAGAGCTGGAATGGACCAAGCTCGACGAAGAGGCTATTCGCTACTTAGGTATTAAGGCTTTTACGGAACTCGACGAAGATGACCGTAACCGACTTAATGTTCTATGGCGCGATTTAGATTTCTAATCGAGTGAGGATGCATTCCTCCTCTTTTTTTTAAAGGAGCAAATAAATGGAACTATTCGTAACAGATGGGGAGCTCGATCGTGGTGCAAACTGTCTTAAGACTATGTGGGGTCGAGATAACGTTGTTGAGATTGTTAGACACCATGTAGGTGTTATTAAAGGTATGGCTGAGACTATGTGCTACATGCAAGGTAAGACTATGCCGTATAACGTCCCGCCCCTAGTTGACTTTATCGACAACCTATGTCAGTCTATCCTGGGTACTGACAAATACTATATCTATGCCTGTCACCCTACGATTGAGAATACAATTCTTAAATGCCATAAAGGCCCTTCGTTACACGGTCGTGTGATGAACCCGGTATCTGCTGTAATGCAGGTATATCGCGATAAAGACGGTTTATGTTGGTATATCTCAGACAAGCCGTTTGAGTCCCATGCGTTGAAGCCGTTTACCATCTACAACAAAGGTAACGGATACTTCGAATACTATGGTCCTAACGCACCGTTGGGATCGGACTACTATATTGAAGAGTTTAAGGAGTGGTGAAATGGATGAAATCAAGTTAATCACATTCTGCACTATTTACTCGCGGTCTAAGCTACAGCTTATTGACCTGTATAAGAAGTTACACGAGCATGCTAAGACTTATGGCTATTTGACTGTAAAAGACTATGTCCGCATCTGGCAAAAGATCCCAGAAGGAAAAGAAGCTTTAACAACTCAATCTGCATCAGACGAATGGGGTGTTACAGTTCACGATTTCCCTGCTAAGATCAGTATTAAGAAACACCCTATTAACGGCTACTATCTACATATGCCCTCAACATATCTATTGTAGGTGATAGCATGAGTAAAGGTGTATATAAAGAGCTTAAATACGTCTTTGATGATGTAATCTACAATCATAAACAAGACGGTACCGTCGACGGTGTGACCTTATGGTTCTATCATATTAAGGATCAGAAGCAGTTCAAGCGTAAATTCCAAGATTACCGGTTATGGTTAATTCATATACAAGGGTTCTGGTATAAAACTGTATTCGAGGAGTATATCGACATGCCAGGACAGCTTGGATTACGGTTTACTATAATCTGGTAGTCTAATTTTTACAGCTTACTATATAGAAAGAATAAGGAGGTTTCCAAAATGGAAAACGAAAAACGCTATGAATACGATGGATGGTTTCCAGGAGTAGAAGGAGACGATACAGCATATGGATTGTTCTGGGATTCAGAGAACAACTATCGGGCATGTATTAAACCAATGGAACAAGATGAAGCTGTTGAGCTTTGGCATTCTGTTCAAGAAGAACACGCTGCTGAAGTCAAAGAAGGCGCATCTCATGTTGGTAAATACATCGCGATAGGTTGTGGTCTGTTTATCGGGCACAAATTGCTATCGCACTCCGGAGCTTATGGAAAAGCTAAACGTTGGATTTCAAATAAATTCGGCAAAAAGGAAGATGAAGGAATTATTATTTCTGAAGAATAGGAGTTTGGGTATTTTTACCCGGCTCTTATTTTTTTTTTAAGGAGTATCAAATGATTAGAGAAGTAATATTAAATAGTTTTGCAAGTATGCTATCTAAAAAAGACCGTGATGGACTAAACTCAGCAGCACGTTCGCTTATAGCCAATCCTAAGACCTTTCTGGATAATAAGACTTTTGACGAGTTCCAAAACTGGTTATACTATAATGGTGGTAGTAACAAAGGCTTATCCCCATTGACATTACGTGTGTTTAGTATCGTAGCTGATAAGCTAGGTATTAACGCAGTTCACGTATACGAGCTTTGGGAAAACGATCAACTCATTTTCTACCCTGACGTTCCTAGTAGATTGACACCAACTATGTATGCGGATAATGAACCCTACTTATCAACTAATACAGTAGCTATCTTATTTAAGAGAGTACAAGATCATAGCTTTCTAGTGAACTTCAGTGATTGGTCGGTTGTTACTGAGGCAATTAAAAAAGACAATGCGATATTCCGGTTAATCACACCACCAAGTTTTGATGATATTGACCTAACTCCTAACGAGATGTTATTCAATAAGTATATTGATATGTTTGAGTTTCGAGGCGCAGTTAAAGAAAAGGAGAACTAACATGGTAGAACAAGTACGTAATTCTGAAGGACGTGTATTCAAACAGACATGGGGACCACGCTCATATGCTAAGTCGCTATGGGATAGTATCGCGATGTATATGAACCGTCGTGGCGTTATCTACGACCAATGCCGTGAGTTCTCAGAGTATTCTCAAATTACTCGTATTGAGTACAGCCGAGCATACAAGTACCATGAGACGATGGCTCGTCAGCGGATTAATGAAATCCGTAAGGCAAACGATCTTCGGACTATCCCGTTGAAATCCAATGACTGGTATCACGAGGATATTGTATTAGAAGGATTGGAGGATTATAAGTATGGAAAAGTCAGCTAAGTATATCTACTTCTTCTTCATCATGGTTATCTTAACTATGATGTACATGGCGCCAACTATGGTGATCATCTGGTTGGCAATGAAATTTAGTGTACTTAAGGGTATTGGTTTCATCTTCGGTTTCTTCCTATTATTAGGGTATATTATGGCCCTAACATCGATGTTTGTGGACCTGAGGGAGGGCGATACCCCACCTGTGAGAGAACTTGAGGAACCTTGTAAGCTAATTAACTCTAACGGCTCACCATTCTCAGTATACCAAGAACTTAGTATATTCGAGAACTATGGGCTTATTAATGTCTATAACAGGTTCTCAGAAGTCCTGAAACGTCTGGAGTTCAATAAAAGCTATCTGACAAAGGCTCAGCAACTAGCTTTGATGTTTACCTATCTTAGCTCATGTATGCCAAAAGATATTATCGAAGATGAGTTATTCATCTATAACGAATGGTATCAAGGACGAGTCGCTATATTGTTAGCAATCGATGACCCGTTCAAATACGCATACAACTCAGATTGGCTGAACTTTGTTGAATCAGATATTGAAGGAGACCATTACGTCTTTGTCATTAACCAGACTAAAGGCGTGACTGCATATAAAGGGACTAGGGACGAACTAGTCGAACAATTTAAATTAGATTGGCCGGAGTAAAATGACAGAAAATAGAAAAACAAAAAGACCTGAAATTAAAGAGGTCAGTAGAAGTATTAAGGATATCTTAGAACCCGCATTTGATATTCTTATGATTGACCCTGCTAACGATAGAGACTATATTGATGATCTACACAAGATCATGCATGAAATTGTCAAAGGCGCACATTATAGATTTGATGCAACGGACCTTTGGGAGCTGTTCCAAATGGACTGTGTCTTTATTGCTACGCGTGATAGCTGGGTAAGACATATGCCTAAGAACCTTATCACAATTGCTCGGATTGCTAATAACTTGGATAAACCTATTATCGACGTGTTTATTCAAGAGGACGGTAACGAGAACTACAAGTTCGATGTCCGTATCATGAAACCTACAGTCGACACTGGTGATAATAAATGGTTCTAACATTAGATGGAGGAGACAGTTTTGAGTGATAAAGCAACAAAACATGCAATATTCATTATAGCTTTTACTATGTGTACTGCTTTCTTCTGGGGGTTGATTGGTGTGTTGGTTCTACTATTTATGTGGAACCCGCACTTCCTACCTCTATTAAAAGGTATACTGATACTATATCTCTTCGCTGTATGGGCTACGTCGGTTTACAAACTATGGGTAGGTAACTACAAGGGTCGTGAGTTTATCATCAGCCCTATCGAAGAACGTGGTTATGACAACTACTGTACTTATGAAACTACAAAGAAGGATAAGGTGAAGAAAATGTCAAACGATGTTATCAAAGTTAATCTAACTCAGGCTAGTAGCGAAAATGATTTACTCATGGGTTATGTTGCTAGTCTCAAACAAAGCGGTATCATCATCGAGCTCATCAGTGAGAACTATGCTGATAATTACTGGAACTCACTTGTGGTGTTCACTATGAGCGCTAACGATCTGTATAAGATCCCCGATATTATTGAGGAACAAATTGTTATGGACGTTGTCGATGAAGAGTACGTCGCTGATAACGTTAAGGAAATTGCTATCATTGTTTACAACAGCTACTTGGAATAAGGAGGTCTGATATGACTAAAGAGAAAGCCAAGTTCATTAAAATGTATGACCCTGAAACTGGTGAATACCTAGGCCCGCTAGTTAACCCTATGACTCACGAAGAAGCCCACGGTAAGAAGCCAGAAAGTCCTTTTGAATGTAAATTCAATAAAGAAGCCTGGGATAGTCTTAAAATCGAGCGTGATGGTGTTCTTACAATCAAGATTGATGAAGAAGGCGCGAATATGATTGCCGAAATTCTTAGCCCTTTCCTTGAAGAGTGTGCAAAAGAAATTGAGAATGCTACCAAGAACTCTGCCGAGATATTCTGTCGTATTACAGATTGTACATATGACGCATTTAATCGCTACGCAGAGAAATACGTGTCATCTATCCCTGCGCTATTACCTAATATTGTAAAATCATCCATAGCCACAATTTCATGTGTCGCAGATTTATCCGAAATTAGCCTAAATGTTCCTTTGCTTGTATATGCTTTATATTATGAACGATATAATAATAGTATCCTCCCATCGTCACAAATGGATATTGTATTTGATATTGTTAGTGCTATGCTTGAACTGAAAAAAGAAGGTATGATACAATGAAGTTATTATGCAGACCGGATTACTACACCGAGCACCGTGATGAGATATTAGAGTTTGTCAAGCACAAGGAGGATATTATCTTCACCGCTGACCTACCTGGGGTTAAGACGGATTTTGATTATTTCCTCATTGACAACGATACAGCTCGCCAGATAAGTTGGCATATTAGTGAGGTGTATGATAACTTGCTAAAGAACACAAATATTCTGTCTAAGGAAATTGAGGATAGGGTCAACTATGAGACGACTCAACGCTTCTATTTACCTAAATTCCACTTCAAAAGACCAGAATAGTATCTCGATGTACCTAATTTTTGCTATAATAAATCTGTAACTTATTACAAAGCTCTTAATAGAGGGAGTGAGATGGAGAGTTTTATACTCATATATTATAGGTAAAATATTAGACGTATTTTTCTACTATTATATACCACTCTCTCTATCGCTTAACTACTTTATTTGCTAGAAAAGGAGAAAAAATCATGGCAAATACACAACAACTTACACTTGAAAACGTTCGCGTCATCTTCCCTAACTTTGAAGGACGTGTTACAGACCATAACAAACTTGGTTCTCGCGAATTCTCTGCCCGACTAGATCCTGAAGTCGGTGCTGAACTAGCGGCACAAGGTTGGAATGTCAAATTCCCAGCTGAAGATCAGCCACATGGCAAAATCTTCTTGCCTGTAACTCTGTCTAATGGCCCTACAGTTCAACCATGGATTAAAATTGTCCTAGTTAACAACGGTCAAGGTACTATTGTACAGCCGGACGACGTTGAGCAACTTGCTATGCTTGACAATGTTACGCCTGGTGCTCGTGCAAATCTTATCCTTAACCCATATCACTGGACAGTTGGATCTAACTCTGGTATCAAGGCTTATGTTAAGAAGCTTTATATCTACTTAGACGATATCGATCCTGAACTTGCGCCACATATGGAAGAGTTTGAACGCGATATCAACTACTTATAATAATGATTCCCAAAACACTTGGGAAGATAACCTTGAAGCCCGAGCAGTATGAAGCTTGCTCTAAACTCAAATCTGGCTCTATATTAATGGGAGGTGTTGGTTCAGGTAAGACATATACATCTATATTCTGGGCCGCCTCCCAATACGGAGTCAATTTTTTTACGGAAGAAAGACCCTTGATCGTCATTACTACTGCTATGAAGCGGGACTTGATTGAAAAAGGTGCTGAAAAACCCGACTGGCAACAATCTCTGGAGAATTGTGGGATATATAATTATATAGTAGACTCATGGCAAAACATTGAGAAGTACTATAATATATCTAACAGCGTTTTTATTTTTGACGAGCAGAGGGTTGTAGGTTATGGGAAATGGGGTAAATGCTTCATTAAGACATGCTGGAACGATAACAAATGGATATTGCTCTCAGCGACCCCTGGTGATGTATGGATGGACTATATGCCTGTCTTCATCGCTAACAAATTCTACCGTAATAAGACTGAGTTCACCTCTCGTCATGTTGTATGGGATCCGTATGTCAAATTCCCTAAGGTGAAGAAGTATATCGGAACAGCGGTTCTTGAGAAATACAGGAACCAAATCATAGTACCTATGGGTGATAGTCGCCAGACAACTCGTCATAGAGATTACGTCTACGCCGAATTCGACTCTAAAGCCTTAATGGATTTGGCCAACACAAGATGGAACCCATATACTGACGAGCCTATATTGAATATTGCTGAGTATACCCAGCTCGTTCGACGTATCGTGAACACAGATCCTGATAGAATTCGTATAGCCGAACACCTAATTAAGACACATAAACGGCTTATCGTCTTCTATAACTTCAACTATGAGTTGGATATATTAAAGGATATTTGTGAACGCAACAACCTACTATACAAAGAATGGAACGGCCTCAAGCATGAGCATATCCCGTCTAGTGATGATTGGATATATCTTGTGCAATACACGGCTGGAGCTGAGGGATGGAACTGTACTACTACGGATTCTATCCTATTTTACTCAGTTAATTATTCATTTAGGAAAATGGAACAGGCAGAAGGTCGGATAGATCGGACTAATACCCCGTACAGAGACTTACACTATACCTATATCACCTCTCTTTCTAAAGTTGATAAGGATATTCTTAAGGCTGTACGAGATAAGAAACGGTTTACAGAGACCGCTTGGGCTAAAAAACAAGGTTTTGTTCCTATTGATATGCAAATTGAAAAGCTTGAGGGGGACTGGCTATATGGCGTCGAGATTGGAAGCTGATTTCCAAAAGATGGTCGTTAAAAGGCTCAGAGAGGCCTATAGAGGGCTTCTGCTGGTCGCTAAGACAGACCCTGGGTCAATACAAGGGATGCCTGATTTAATCGTTCTATGTGGCTCTCAGTACGCTTTACTGGAGGTTAAACGCTCTGCTACGGCTAAGAAACGTCCGAATCAAGGATATTATATCGAAAAATTCGGTAAAGATACCTTTACTGCTTTCATTTATCCTGAAAATGAACACCAGGTTATATGGTATATGTGCGAATTCTTCGGTTTAGACCCAAATCTATATTTCGATCTTAAAGGAAAATAGAATACTTTCTTCTATTATATATGTTAAAGGAGCTATATAATGGTTATTATCGAACTTAAGCATTATTTCACAGGCGGTACGATGACTGAACTATATTCAGGCCCTTATCCTGCAGGTGAAGTTATGACATTCTACACAATCGCAGAAGCAAGACAGGAGCTCTTGTCTAACGGTTATTCTCAACTTAGCCTATCTAACTATGATGCGGTTGGGATTGGGGATAAAGCTAACGTGTATCATTATATTGATAGCGTTTTTAAACCACGGACCTTCGATTTATCTTTGGGTATACTAAAAGAGACGGTTGCTATTATTAGAAGCTTAAAAATCGGAGGGCAATAATCAATGGAATGGATACCACACTGGAACTTAGTAGGTAAACACGCATTTTTATCCCCATCAGGTTACTCTTGGTTGGGATATGACTCAGATAAGATGGCTAAATCCTATGAGAACAAGCAAAATGTTGCTCGTGGGACTGCTTTACATGAGATGGCGTCGCAACTTATTAAGTCAAAAACAGAGCTTGCACCTAAAAAGAAGGCTCTAAACATGTTTGTTAATGATTGTATACGTGAAGGTATGTCGTCTGAGGTGTTATTATACTACTCAGATAACTGTTTTGGCACTGCTGATGGTATAAAATGGGACGCTGATAACAAAGTGTTGCTTATTTATGACCTCAAAACTGGTGTTTCCAAGCCTTCATTTAAACAACTAGACATCTATGCTGCTCTATTTTGCTTAGAATACAACGTAAATCCTAAGAAAATCACCATTATTCAACGGTTGTATCAAGGAAATGGCTTTACTGAACAGGTCACAACTGCCGATAAAGCCCGAATTGATGGTGAAAATGATGGGAATATCGGTTGGATTATGTCACATATTAAGGAAATGAGTAAGATTATTGATGAAAAAGAAGCCGAAATCAGACCATTTAGGTTCTGGTAAGGGTCAAAATGGTAGGATAAATGTGTAAAATTCTACAGTTTTTGAACAAAATCGCTAATTTGCCCCTGACAAAAGTGGATCAAAAGTCGTGATTTTCCCCAATTTTCCCCAAAAAAAAGTTGGGGATAGAGCAAAAAACTTGGGGATTTTGCCCATTTTTGGCCCATTTCCCCACATTTGACCTACTTTTGATCCGACTTTTGATCCAC